CCGCTTTTGGGCTTCCAGTTCCTCGTCCATCGCTTTGTGCGTTGCCTCGTCCGCTCCGTCTTGAGCGTCGGCGTAGGCTTGGTTTATTTTCTTTTCGCAGTATTTGTTCAGTTTGTCATTTTGTTCGGCTAAAAGTTGGGTGATTAAAGACATAATTTTACTTTCGCTCTCACAATCATAAGTATCTCCAATTATCGGTGAGATTTTATGGAATCTTTCGATCCAATCTCGAATCGAACCCTTCGGATAAATCCCGTGTTCCCTCAAATCATCGGCTATTGCTTCAGCTTTTTCGGTTTGTTTTTCGTTCATTTGTCCACCAATCTGTTTCTATTATATTTACATTTATTAGAACAATATTTAGAAAGATTAAACTGTTTAATACCCGATTTATTATTATATTTATAATCCTTGTCACACGACTTACATTTTTTTGGCTCTGGGTAATATTTCTTTGGTCCTATAGTCATTTTTGCATGTTCGTTGTTACTCATTAATTGAAGATTCTCTATTTTATTATCTGTCCTGTCGTAATTTATATGGTGTACACATTCCGTAGATAATAATTTCCTTCCTAAATAATTTTCCATAATTAACCTATGTTCATAATATTCTTTTTCATTAACAAATCTTCTTCTATATCCATTGGAATCAAAGTAACCATTGCCACCTTGATGATAATTTTTAAGACCCAAAGATATATTTTTACGATGTTCATTAGTTAATGTTTTAGGCATTATCAATTCTCCTATAAACCTTATTATTTATTTTAATTTCAGAAATTTCCAGAGATAAAGTGTCTAAGGGTTTAAGAGTCTGGGACTTGCGGACACGGAACATAAACTCATCGTCAGGACTCCACTCGTAGTCTGGATCAGCCCAATAGTGGCAGAGCCTCAAGCCCCCAGCATCGCGACGGAGGTCGAAAACGTCCGGGTTGCCGTTCCGGTCAGCGATGGTCTTCATTCCAATTAAATACCGATCGTCTGATGTTTGTTTTGTCTCTTTTAGTCTCTGATATACCCCTACCTCGGGCGGACAAAGTTCGTATCCTTGTTCTTTGGCTTTTTTGTAGATTTCTTCAATAGTTGCCAAATTATTAAATCCGAGTTCTTTGACACTTATTCTTACTAATTCTAATGTTTCTTTCTCTTTTTGAAAATCAATTTTTTTAATCATATCCATTGCGTAATCAGAAATATTGATTTTCTTTAATTCTTTTAATAACTGTGCTTTAGTTTTACAGCCGATTGTCAGTTTAAACTTTTTCATTTGGACTCCTTTGTACATTCAAAACACCAATATTGATCAGTATTATTAGTTTCTTCATTATTGATCGTTTTGCCGAGATCGTCTTCTTGCCCACAATGGCCACAGATACAATTCTCAATGATGTTCATTTAAGCTCTTTAATTAAAAATCCTTTTTAACATTTCTTTTTTTTCTTGAAGTTCCTGATACCATTTTCGAACTATTTTTTTATCAATATCATCAAGTTGTTTCATTTAAGCTCCTTAATATTTAGCCAATTCAATTAAATCCCATTTGTATTTTTTAATAACTATTTTAGTCGCCCATTCAACGGCTTTGTCAGTGGCGTATAAAATCTTTTGTTTTTTCATATATTCCTTCCGTTTTAATTTAACGCAAGGCTGGAGACTATTTACACCATAATTTTCTTGTAATGCCATACTCGACATAACAACCCTCTGATTCTAATTCTTTCTCGTATTCTTCGGCAATTTTCATTGCATCATCAAGGGTTTTTGCCTTACCCAATAAAGACGATTTCTGATCCCGAATATCATCAGATACACAAGAAGCAATACAATCCCAAACCTTATTCTTTTTATCAATGTAAATGTAATTATCAGCTGACATAATATTCCTTTCCCTCAAGTGGATAGATTGTGAAGAGCAAAAGATAAACCCCCCGCAATCTATCCGCCAGAAAGCCCCTCAGGTGGATAGAGATTTAGCCGAGCAGGGGCGTTAGCCCCACCTTTCGGTTCGTCAGCTTGTCTCTATCCGCCAGAAGGGGGCGGGGCTTTGTTTATTTGTTCCACACCGCCCTGAGCGACTCCACATACTCCTACACGAGGATAAAGTGGATCTGCCGCCCAACTCTATTTTGTTAAACTATTTTATATCTATATCAGGAATTATCGTCGAAGGTTTGAAAATAACCCGATAATGATATTTACTAACATTTTTCGACTCTAATTGCTCGGCAAAGTATGTAACATTGTCCGACAGCCCCAGAAAATGCTTTTTGTATTGATCTTCCCCAGTCTTGCAGGTGACTGTTCTTTTTCTGTCAGTGTCATTATTGCCAAGAGAACAATACCCCTCTATTGTCAGCATATATTCCCCTGTGATTCCGTTATAAAACACTATCCGTCTATTCACCTCGAACATATCGGCGGATCTTGACAGGTTGTATGATGCGACATCTGCATCTGTTGAACAACCAGCAAACATCAACGCCATTAACGCCACTAACGGAACAAGTAACCACTTTTTCATCTTATCCTCCTAAAATTATTTAATACCATCGATGTGCTTGCCAGAACGCCCACGCTTGATTGGGCGATCCGTAACGCCCAGCAATGTAACCTATTCCCCAGTTTAGCTGATTCGTTATCCCCATCCCTCCCATCTTTGAGCAGGGCAGGGCTTGGAATAAACCACACGCTTTCGAACTTCTATTAACAGCGTAAGGATTCCAGCCAGATTCGTGATTGACTATTTGGTAAAAAGCATACCAGTTTGATTCGCCCCACCTCTCAACTACAAGTGTCCGAGCATACTCAGTAATACTGCCATGAGAGTAACTGAAACTCCGAGTGACAGACCGATGAGAAACCACTCCAGCCTTGACAGCCGATTGTCTTTTAACTGGTTGATCCTTTTCGGGACGAATGAAGGGAGTTTCAAGATTGCTCCTTTGAATTACATAACGATCTTTGGTCAGTTTGAAATGCGGTTTTTTAATTGCTATTACTTGGACGACATTTTGGTTGAGGGTCAGTCGAACCTCGTGTGTCTTGGGGCTACTTTGAGCTTTATCGGTAATGCTCATAGCGAGAATCAGAGAAGCGGCAAGTAGCCACAGAAGTTTGTACAGAGAAAAACTCCTTGTTAGTGAATATTACTTATATCGTAAACTGCTTTATTCGCTTTACTCCTCCTTAAAGTTAGATATTATATTCTCATAAAACGACTTATTTACTTTACATATTTGTTGGCGTTTGAGCTGAAGATCGTTATACCAGTCCCAGCCTTTCAGCTTGATAAGTTCAGCGTGGATTGAGGGATCGCCTTTGGTATGATGCTGAAAGTGGCATTTCTGGCAAATACTTATTCCATTAGGCAGGTAGTATCTCGTAGCATTGCTTTGAGAGCGGGGAATGAAGTGGTGAGCAGTTGAGGCTTCCGATCCGCAGACCTCACAATAATACTTGTTAATTTCTAATACTTTTTCTTTAAAAGCTTTATCTGCTCTATTTCTTAATGATTTTAGTTTCAAGTCTCTGCCTTTTTCTCATAACCACAATAATTACATTTTTGAACTGAATCTATATAAGGATAAAAATATTTTTGTTTACATTTAGGACAGGTGACAAAATCTTTATCGTGTTTAATTTGGTTCTTTTTGTAATCTTTTTCCATTTATCTCCTTGCCTTGATAATCCAATTTTAACTGTGTTTTCTATTACCATAATTATCAGTTAATTTATGACATTCTTTACAAAGCGTAACACCATTATCAATGTCAAAACGCAATGTTGGAAAATCTCTCCAAGATTTTATATGATGTACTTCTAATTGACAACCTCTATTATTACAAGTTTGGCAAGTCCAATTATCTCGTTGAAAAACATCACTACGCCATCGTTTATACTTTATAGTTATCATCATCAATTGACGTTCGGTTCTACGATATTTTGATATTCCGCCTTTCCAATTTGGATTTTTATTTCCTACCATCCATGGTCTTTTTTGATTTTTATTAGCTAAACTTAATTTTTTTATATGTTCTTCCGAAAATTTTATACCCTTACGGGCGAGACTTAGTTTTAGTTTAGCTTGTCTTGAAAGCGGTTTATGTTTGTAAATTCCTCTTGACATATAAACCTCGTAAATTATCTTTAACTCACCCTGATAGCAGACAAGTACCACTTCTTGAGAAAAAGGAGGGACTCAAACTCAAGAAGGCGTCTGCTATCGAGGTAAATTCCCGATCTCGTCTTTTGGTATCGGGTATAAAAATATGTTAAAGGTCGTTCCTGGATATAACTTCGAAGGTTCTTTATGTATTTCTTTATAACCCACAATCTCTAATGGACTTATTCTTAAAATAACATCTCTATCCTGAAATTCAACTTGTAAGGTTGCGTTAGCGTTAATTGCTTTATCTAATAATCTATAATTTAAACCAAACATCGGTTCTTTATCTTTACGAATAAAAGGTCTGACAATGATTACTTTCCAAATAATTTTACCATTATCCAATATTTCCTCAACTGGCATCCCCCAAAATCTTTTGAAAATCCCCATTTTCTCTCCTTTGATTTAGTCTTGGGTGGCACTCGCCCCTTAATGTGAGGTGTGCCACCCTGACTAATTATTTTTTTAGGTATAAAACCCAACCCGTAACTGCCATAAAAGTCAAACCGATTACGCCGTAGATACCTAAAAAGTCCCACAATTCCATATTATTCCTTAATTAATTTTACTAATTCTTTTGCCTTTTGAATCCTTAATTCTCGTGTATCTCCGACAATCCAGTAATAGATAACCGTAAATAAACCAAATAACAACCCAGAAGCAAAACCCAACCATTTCTCACGACCTCTGTGTTCTGCCATTACATAACAGAGAATGGCAATGGCGATATTTACTAAGATCACTTCCATACTATTCCTTAATACTATCTATTTGAGATTTCATTTCAGCTCTTTTGTTTCGGGCAATCTCGAATAGACAATCTTTTTCGTTAATTAATTTATGATATTCAACCCTCAATTTAACTACTTTTTTTGCTTGTATCAAATATCCTGCATTACTATTTATAAATGCTTGACGCATCTCGGCATTCTTGTAAATAGTATTATCAATTTCATTAATTAAATCTGCCTCTAATGTTTCTAATTCAATCTTTTCTATTTCCCAATCATATTCAGATTTAGCAATAGAAGCAGGCAATTCAATTAAACGATTAGTTATCTTGGGCATTGTATATTCTTGGTATTCCATATTATTCCATTTCTTTTCTATATACATCATCCTCTAATTCGTGAGCAATCGCTTTAATTCTTTTAACAATCTCTTCAGCGGTTTTGGTTTCTTTGGTCCACATATCTGCCTGTAACCAATCACTAACTATCTCACCGGCTACTTTTTGGGTATGCATTCTCACCATTCTTTTATCTTTGGCTTCCCAAACTTCCGATGGTACTTTTGACGGTTCTTGGGTTTTTATAGGTTCTGGAATTTCCTCTTTAATCTTTTTTTCTTCTGATGGCGTAAAGGTCGTATATGTCTTTCCATTATATTCCCGGCTTGATAAGTTTCCTTCAATTTCTTGATTTACCATTTTTAAAAGCCCTAAATCCCAACTATCAAGCATATTACCACTCCCGTCTTTAAAAAGTACTTTTTTCTTTCCCGTTTTAGTTGTCCACTCTTTTGGTTCAACAATTTTTACTTTCATTTTTCCTCGTCAATATTTAATTCTTTTTCTATTTCTTCCGCTTGATCGCCAGCCACATACTTAATAATATGTTTGGCGACCAGTCTCTGATCGACCTGAGATATAATTCTTCCGAAGTAGATCTCTTTTGCTTTTGACCACATAAACCCTCCTTTTAAAAATTATTTGCCTCTAATACTTTCGTCTCATCAGCATAATCCTCACAGTCTTTACATATTCGATGAACCTCACCTTGCAAATCAACATACTTTTCAATTCTTTTCACCGCCTTATGGCACCAGTCACACTTCGTGAGTATCTCTATACCATTTGGCATAGTCCTCCAACTTTTCCTCTTTAATCGTCTTCCAAATCCCCCAAATTGCGAATAAACCGAAAGCGGTCAAGAAAACCGTCAATCCGATGTTCATACTCCTCCTTTTTTATTTTTTATATATTCCATCGCCGCTACCTCGAAAAAATGAGTTCTATTTCTAAATATTCCTCGACTGTCTTTAATAAATCGATCAATATCTTTTATATTATGATTTTGGATATTAATTCCTATAAATGTATAAAGTTTCATATTTTCCTTCAAAAGTTATCCCCAACCTTTAGAATGGCGTTGATTGATCCGCCCCCTCCCTTTACTTTCTAACAACCCGGCAGGATTAAAGGCTTCTCTCGCCTCTCAGCTAAGAGAAGCCTCTGAGTGGCTTAATTGAGAATTATTTTTAAAAACTTTACTATTGCTTCATCTTTATCTTTTGCCTGACAAGTATCTTCATAAGTAGGATAATCGCAATGACTTTTAATAGAAACTTTAAATGTTTTCATATTATCACAAATATTTGTTAAATTTTTTATTGTAATCTGTCTCTATATTATTTGCCTTCTCAATCCATTCCTCTTTCACTAACCATTCTTCTTTAATATAATCTTTAGAGCCATCATCATCTTCTACATTTTCCATATCTACTGGATAGTCCACCTCGAAACTCTGATATGGTCCGAAGTCGTGCGGATTATTCAGGATTCTCACTTTGCCATCTATTTTATCAAATTGCTTTTTCAACCATACAAAAGCCTCACCTTGTTTTTTTGTCGGGGCATCAATTGTCGTCCAAGTTCCATATTTCATATTACCTCTTTGACATCATTTACATTTACTGAAATCCAAACTTCTCGTGTCCCTCTTTCGCTGTGTGTTAATTTTTCCGCTTTCACCAAAACGCTTTCGCAAGCAATGACTTTCATATTTTCTCCTCTCTCTCAATTTCCTGCCGGATTGTTAAAAAGCAAAGTTATCCCCAACCTTTTATATATTAATTATATTATATATTATACGATTTTATTTGTCCAGTGTTTTGGGAAAGATAATTTAAATTTAGGCTCGATTTATCGTATTTTCTTTATTTCTTTTCGCTCTTTTATAAATAAAATTAATATTCTTGATATAGTTATCCACAGACAATTCACCGTTAGCAAACCGTTCCCATTGAATTTGTTTAGCTTCTTCTATTGTCATACACCCTTCTTACCTAATACTAATAGGTAATATTAACTGTCTAAAAATGGAGATCAAAAATCAGTATTTAGACTAACTATCGCACCTCTGCGATCTGGGTGGAATAACCGTTGCCTGGTTTTTTTTCTATCTCACGATAGGATTAGGACACAGGTCGTATACTATTAGTCTACTGAAGGTATTTTATTCTTTGGAGATTACCTTAAACTCCTTTTTCTCTAATTTATTTGTGAGAACCAAAATGAGCCCAGATATAAATCACGGGCTCATTATTGGATGAGAATACTAAACTTTCATACAATTGTAAATCAAGTTTTTTATTCTTCATAAATTCATTATAACAAATCCCTTTTTATTTGTAAATAGTTTTAGGGAAGATAATTTAATTTTAGGCACGAATTTAACCAAAAATAGAGTTCTGGCTTCTATGCTCGGAACTCTATTTCGGTTTAGATTCAGAGAGACCTAAAACTCTCTTTGACAATATACTAACACAAAAGGTCTGTCTTTGTCAAGGGTTTTGGACTACTTTTTACTAAACTTGTCAACCGTTCCTACCGTCGCAATACTTCCAAGCCAAATACCGATTTGAGTAAATAATTCTGGAAGTTGGAAACCGCTCTTTTCAACTACTGCTAAATACACACCCAACCAAGCGATAGTAATAAGCCAAAATCGGATTGATCCTAAAAGAGTTTTAATTTTTTCTAACATAATACTCCTTGATTAATTTCTGGCTGGCAAGGGCAGTTTCCCCGCCAGCCTGTTTATATTCTAAAGCGGTCGATCCCGCTTTATTCGTAAAGAATGGGGGAGGGGGCTTCGCTTGTTTGTGTGCTACATAAGTAGCTGCCGCTCAGTTCCCTCTCCCCGTTAGATTGTGGATCACCTCCTCGCTCGTCGCTTTCGCAACCACTTACGCCACTTGGGACTCATTGTCGCCTCCCCTTGGATTGGGAGTGTCCAGCACTTGCGGTGCAAGGACAATGTAGCAGTGTCTGCACAAAGGACAACGCACTTCCAGTCGTTCGGGCGTTCCGCCTGTGCGGAAGAGTGAAGTCTTACAGCGGGGACAGAGGAACTCGTAGGTTGCCTTCATAGAAATCTCCTGTCCAGATGCCACTTGATAAGCATCAGCAGTCCGATACAAACCAGAAAGGCGACCAATCCCAGTACCATCTCACCTCCTATAGCCAAGAGTGGGAATAGAAGTAACCCATCATTAAGGTAGCCATTAAAAGAATAGCTACCCAGATGATAGGTTTTAGATCGTTGTACATAAACCCACCCACATTGCCAATACAATGATTGCCATTAAAATGAATAAATAAACACAAAGCTTGTCCCAGAACATATTTACCACCTGTAATTTTCAGGATTCAAACGCAAACCCGCTCTATTTTTGACCTGTAAATGTAAATGCGCACCCGTTGTCAAAGTTCCCGTATTACCAGTGTAAGCCATCAACTGTCCTTGTTTGACCGTTTTAATCCTGTTGCCGACAAATCTACGATCAAGGTGAGAAAATTCAATCTTGTCACCGTTACTGCGAGTCAATCTCAACCATTTTCCGCCTCTTGGATCGTAATCGTCGGGAAGTGCCAGAACGCTACCCGAAAAAGGTGCTCTTAATTTCTTTTTGCTCCAAAACGGTAAATCACCAATCCAGATTCCTTGAGTTTTGTAATCGGTGGCACAGCCAAGACCAGCGTTAATGTGAGCTTGGCAACCCCTGATGACAATTCTTTTTCTTAAAGGAAACATAATTCCTCCTATGTTACTTTCTTATTTCTTTTATAAGCTGCCATACGATTCCAATCACAGCCACCGTTGAACCAATAATGATCGCTGTAATTTTAAGAAAACTAACGATTCTTTTAGCCAGCCAGCGCTTGCTCTGCTCGTCCTCTGCGATCCTTCTAAGAGTCGGAATCAACTCTGCCAGAGGCATTAGTCTGTCTAATTTATGATCGGTTTTAAGATTTGCGACACAATGTTCTTCAAACTCGGATCGAGATACTTTATCCAACACTGCCCCTTTCATTTTTTTTCTTCCTCGAAGTTCTTTTCTACAAATTTCTCATAGAGCGAAACTTCAAATGCTTTTAGTTGTTTTTCTTCGTTCTTTTTCTTTAATGCTTCCACGATTTCTTTTTCGCCAATCTCGCCAATCTCAATGTCTGCTTTGTAATCTTGACCTTTTTTGTTCCAAGTCCACCGACCACCCATCTGTGCGGGACTCACTTTAATCTCATACTGTTTCACTTCCTCATCGGTAAAGTTTAGTCTCTCCGCTAATTCACTAATCTTTTTCATCGTCAGAAAGTCGTTCTCTTTTGGCAGTAATTCCAAAAGATTGATTCGCTCGTTGATCCGTAATTTCATTTTTCCTCCAATTATTTAATTATTTCTTTTGCTATTGCTTCCGCCTCCGCCACCAACACTTCGGCTTTTACGGGCGGGTTTTCTTCTTGGTTAATTTCTTTTTGTAAAACATCAATCGCCCGATTCAAAAGAGCCGATTGGTCGTCTGCTGTTTTCTTTTTAGCCAAGAATTCGTCTAACTTAATTTTCTTTTCTTCAAGATTTAACATTTTATTTCCTTTCTATTTTATGAATCAAATACCACCTCAAGCACACATATTCCATCATCCCAAGATGATTTAGCACCTCCACCCTGTGTTACCCCCACCGTTAAGACCTGACCTGCCGTAAAAGTGTCTGTATTTCTTGCCTGTGTAAAATATGCTTCTTTGTCTGCGGCGACAGTGTGACTTAAAGTATTACTCCAGACGCTTACTCCGTCTTTATAAACTTCCAGAGCCATAGCAGCGACGTTGTCGGCGGTAATGTCATACTGGAGAGAAATACCAACAATAGAACCCGCTCTCGGCATTAAAAGTCCTTTTGTGGCTGTCATCGTTATTTCGCCCGCTTTAAAGTAAATAATTGCCCCACTGCCACCTGTCGCATTACTTAAAACAAATGATTCTCTCGCTCCGAGCAGTTCGCCGCTGACCGTCAGGTTTCCACCTATAGTCGGACTACTTGACCACGCAGGGGCAGTCGTTACTCCGCCAGAAACCAAGACAGAACCCACAGCAACATCGGCTAATCTTGTCGGCACACCAGACGCTCCGCCGTAAATAATATCTCCGACAGCCGTCATTGGGTTGGTAAGCATTGAAGCCCACTCATATCCCGTCGCTCCAGCGGCAACAGCTAATACTTTACCTGCCGCTCCGATAGCGATTTCTGATAAAACAGTAGTTGTTGAAGCGTAAGGGATAGCGTATTGTGTCCAAGAACTCTTATTAGTTCCGCCGTCAGCGACAACGACATCTGCTCCGCCAGCCAGATAAATATTCTTTCCCTCAATAGAAACCACTCCAGCCGACACACGAGCGATAGTTGTGTCCGTTGCCGCTCCGAGTTCAATAGTGGCGAATTGCGGACTATCAGCCGTCCCCAATCCCAAAGTAGTGGCTATTGCCGCAACACTGACATCATCAAGAATTGTAGCGGCGGCGGCGGTGATAGTGGTGGAGGCAGGGAGAGAAAGAGTCGCAATATCTGCATCTAAACCAAGTGTAGCAATAACATTAACAGCAGCAGCGTCGTCTAAAATTGATTGAGCAAAATCCGTGCAGGTTACTTCTTCGACATCACCCGCTAAAGCAGATACTCTGCCTAATAACTTATCTGTGGCCGAGATGTGTTGCATTTTGGCGTAGGTAACGGCTTCAACATCTATAGTCATAGTCGTCCCCGTGCCACCCACCGTGATGTCGCCATAGTCGCCGTCGGCAAGACCACCAGCAGATGCCGTTTCCCAACTTATCGTTCCCGAAGTGTTGGTCAATACTTTAGTGCCAGCGGAATGCCAAGTGATAGCCGATAATACATCTACCGCATTGGTGGCTAAAACAGAACCATCGGCAATCGTTGAAAGATTCGTTCCGCCATCAGCGACAGCGACATCGGTTCCACTTGAAACATAGACCGTTCCAGTAAAGTTAGGGAAAGTTATCGTTTTCGCTGAAGTGACAGAAGCCCCTGTCAAAGTAAGAGCCGCTACTCCGCCGTCAGCATTTAAGACTATTTGGTTTGTGTCGTCGTTGAGGTGTAAATGTCCAAAAGTAGGATTATCAGTAGTCCCCAAACCTAAAGTCGTCGCTATCGCTCCCACCGTTGTATCATCAAGAATTGTAGCGGCGGCGGCGGTGATAGTCGTAGAAGCTGGTAAAGATAGGGTAGCAATGTCTGCGTCTAAACCTAAAGTAGCAATCACATTAGCGGCGGCGGCATCATCAATCAAGGAAGCTCCAAAAGTTGAAATTGTAGTATTGGCAGGGAGAGATAAAGTAAATACATCAGCATCCATTGTATTCACACCGAGTATAAATGAAGTTCCTGTTATCGCCCCCGCACTTAGGCTTCCTGTGGTGGCATAGTTTGTTGTCCTTGTTCCTATGGTAGTATCTGCCCAGTATTGAGCGTGGTCGTCATCGCCCAAACCTGTCAATACTCCGTGGTCGGTAGCGACATAAGTTCCTGCTGGTAAGTTAGAGATATTCCTTAAGTCCTGTGCTTCTTCATAGGGCGTTGCGTCGTTTCTTAATATTACCCTGTAAAGAAGTTTCATCTCTTGAAATGGTAAAGTTCCAAGAGTTAAACTCTCATATTTATTATTTGCTCTCGCATCGGCTATATTATCATCTGTTCTCTGCCCTATTAATGAAACTATCGGTGTGGTCGTATCGTTAGTGGCAAATATCCATACCGCCATATACTTATTAGCACCTAAAGCAGTTAAAGTATTTCCATTATTATAATAAAGATTTCCACCAGAAGTATAATAATAAACCGTCTGTCCAGCAAGCCACTTAAAATCTGCCGCACCATCTTTGTATAAGACATTACAGGTCGTCTGTGCTGGGGTGATAGTGTGTTCTAAATCTTCGTCATCTATTTTGCCTAATGCGATTGAAAATGTAGTATCGGCAAAAGTCCCCGCAAGTCCACTTTCATATCTTACTCCTACGGTATTGTGCATTAAATGGTGGGTATCTCCATCCATTTTGATACCGTGGCGTTCCTCGCCTAAAAGCCCTTTGTCGGTTACCGTGTTGTAATAAAGTGTTGCTATCAAAGGCAGAGAAAAAGAGGGGATAGAAGTCGCCTGTGATAAGACTCCTGAAGCATTATAGTAAATCCAATTCATTCCTGTTGCGTCATTTATGGTAATTGAGGCAGTTCCTTTGGTTGTCTTTACCCCGTTGATATAAATATCGTGATTACCCGTAATAGTGAAGACTCTCGTGGCATCCACAAAACTTAAAGTCGCCGTCCTATCCACAAATCCAGATGGCTCGGTCATTGCGGTAAAGACAGTTGGGATTACTACAGAATTAAATGAACCTGTGCCTGTGGTGGTGAGATTTCCTGAAGCGTCTATGCTTAATTGGTCAGTAGAACCTGCACGAAGTCCTGCGTTAAAGTCTGGTTGACCGCCTGTAACATTCTGCGGAGTAGTTTGGTCGAGTTTTAACCCAGTAATTGGGGAAAGATAATCTGTCCCATCACTTGCAACCGAGATATTCCCCGCCCCGTCAGCTTTTACTATTCCATTAACAGCACCGACGATAGGGTCGGTTTCAGAAGCATTGCTTCCAGCCCCTCCGCCACCACCCAAAAATTTAGCCTTACCAATTTCTTCAGTAACGCCCAGTATGTCATGTTCTAATTCATGTTCTTTGAGTGTTTTGCCGTTCATTTTTCACTTCTTATGACCGATTTTATTTTATTGGTATCATTTCGCTCAATCTGATAAGTAACCTTTCGATTACCGTAATGATCAGTGATACTTTGGATATAGCCGTAACCAGTGCGATTTATTTCTGTCTTATCTGGTTCGCTAATTAGGGAGATGATCTTATTTAATGATGGCGTTAAAATTTTCTCCAAATTATCCCAGAGCCATTTAAAAGGTTTAAACCAGTCTATCTCAGGATTATTTGTTACCTCGACTTTAACGGGTTTATCAGGGAAATTAGTTACTTTTGTTTTCATGACTACGGGGAAATGCACATTTTTTTGTTCGATTTTCAAAGGTTCTTTATTCAAAATCTCATCGAGTTTTTTAATAACCGATGTCAAATCAGGTAAAGTTTCTCGAGTAATAACTTTACGCTCTACTACTTCCTTTTTTATGAGTTCCTGTAAAAGTTCTTTTATCTCGGTCAATTCAAGGAGTTCGGGTTTGCCAAGAATTTTGAGGACTTTTTCTCTATACTTTTTGAGCTTTTCCTTGTCCGGTTTCTGGTCCATTTATCTCCTTTTCAATTTGCTCTAAAAGTTTATTGGCTTTTTCTTTTGGATTAACTTTTTTAGTTCGTTTGATCTTTGGTTTGAAACTTTTACCAATAACTGGGATAGTGGTACACCGGCAAGAAACATGCAAAGGAGGTTCTCCAACATCTTCATAAGATATATCCAAACTTTCTTTACCAACTTTCATTGTATCGCCTTCTTTAAAATAATCTTCATCAAGAGCAATCACTTTTCCGTTCATTTCCTCGCACCAATCACAGGTGCGTTCATCAAAGGCTGTCAACCATTCTTTGCCATTCACTACACCTGACTGACGGTAACCATCCACTGTCGCAAAATTAACCGCCCTTGAAGTTTCAGTGCGGGCAATTGCATTAAGTTGATAGGCTTCCAAACCTGAATAAACTTTATCAATCCTCTTTGCGAGTTTAGGAATCCCTTCGCCATTTTCCAAACCATCAGCCAGAGATTTCCTTACTTTGCCATAGATCGTTTTATTTAGGCTTTTTGAGGCCTTCAAAGGCTCGCTGGTGAGGTATTTACGGGCTTCACTCAATAACTCGTAGGAAACATCACTTCCCAAAAGTTCTAATGCCTCTTCACCGTGTTGCTCGATCAGTTCTTTCATTATTGGCGTCAAGAGATCAATTCCCGCTTTAACATACAAATCTTTGTCATACATATAATCGGAAGCGGATTTAACAACTACTTTTCGAGGTTTTCGGATAATAAACTTTAATCCTTTGCCCGCTTTTCGTAATTTATTTAAGATATCTATTTTCTGCTCGTTATAGATTTTTAATCTAATTTCAGATTTGATCTTATTCTCATAAGGCTCAGACATCTTAATCTGGTTTTTCCAGAAGAATTCTTGAGTATCAAAAGTTTTATAATCTTTATATTTCTTTTCGATCACTACCCGTTTTTTAATCGCATAACTTTTAGCCACTTTATTAATTTGGGTTTCGAGTTTCTTGGTTAATTGTTTAATGGTTACATTTCTGTTTTTGAGTCTGGCAATTTGCTCTTTATATTTTTTAAGTAATCTCTTTTTCGGATCATTTTTAACTTTTAAGACACGATAGTTAATGACTTTACCTTCTTCTGTTTTTGGTAATTCTTCTTTTGGTTTTTCTTCATCGGGATTTTGAATTTCTTCTTCGGTTGGTTTTTCTTCAACTGGTTTTTCTTGGATAATCGGTTCGGGTTTTTCTCCCATTGGCGCCAGCATCAAAGGTTGCCAGATCTCATCACCGCCATCAATATCGGGCAAATCAAGTTCACGCCTGATCTCGTTCTTGGTCATCCATTTGTCAACTGCTAAAGCGTATTCTTTAGATTTCTCTGTCATATCCTGAGTAATCGGGTCTTCAAAATCCAGAAACAATTTCTTAGAAGTATCAAATAACGGTACAAAAAATTCATTCAACTGGTCGCAGATTCTTCTCATTTTTGGTCTGACACAATGTTTCATAAAGACATATTCAGAGGCTTCGGCATTGGCTCGGTTGACATCCTCGGTAATTCCCAAAACTACTTTAGTCGTTTTAAACATTGCCATCAATTTATCTCGCATAAATCTTTGCTGTTCCAGAAAGTCCATATCCTTTGCCGAAGTTTGTAAGCGTTCAATCTTCAAACCTGATTCCAAAATGGCAGTCTTGTAGGCATTATCAACTCCCTGATGTTCAGCCTTAAAATTCTCCTTCAATCGTTCAAAGGTGGCATCACTTAACTTCTGGTCGGTATGAAGAGCAATATATGGAATGGCTGAGTTTTTGAAGAATTGCAGATTGTATTGCTCGGAATAATTCAAGATATCAATCGTTCTTGCCGCCGCCTCGATTACACCAATTCCTCGCCATTGATTTTCGGGATTGGGAGTTTTAATAAAAATTACTTCCCATGGTTTCAAATCAATGTCTTTACCTGGCGTTCTCGGATCAGAATATTTATATCCTGTAATCATTTCAAAACCCTCATTGTCCTTACCGACAAAAACCTTAAAATAAGCAGGGTTCAAAAGCCACAACTCATCAATCGTTTTACCAGTCATCCTTAATCTGATAGGGGCTTCGCCGGTTAGAGTAAGATAAAGTTGCATCGCATAAATAAAATCTGTTTTTGTAGTATAGTTATTAACCTTATAAAGTATTTCCAAAAGTTCATGTTCGTGTATTTCCTCGACATCTTCCCCTTCATCGCCACTATCGATATATTTGAATAATTGAAACTCAATCGCACTTACCGCTTCTGAAATCGCCGAAGCATTGGCATAGACCCACTCCATATATTGTTTCAAATATTCACTGCTTTTTGCTCCCAAACCCAAATCACCTGGATTGACAACTTTCCAATTCCCAGGTAAAACAGCATCTTTACGATTCAAAAATGGATCAAGATTGCGGACAAACTTGTCGAGACTTTTTGAGAACTTTTTTTCTAATTTCTGTTCAACTTGTTTTTCAATCTTTGGCCGTATTTCTTTACTTAATTGCGGTTTCAACCTTTTAGTGAAGAAATCATCAATAAAACTCATAAATAGTCCTTTCATAAAAAGAACCCGAACATAATTCGGGTTCAAGACCTCAATTTAATTATATTATACAAATTGTATTTTTTTTGTCAATCTATTCAATATAACCGAACAGATTTATTTGACAATCGAGTGTCCCTGTTCCTGTTGCATTTCTTGAATATTCAATCACCTGATTGGCATCACAGGGAATAATACCCGCATTATGAATCCAGCCGGCCACTTGTGTTCTCGCCGCCAAACTTGCACCAGAAATATCACCATTTTTCCTAATTGCTAAATAAGCACCATAACCACCAGTATCATTAGCTAATACTTCAATAATGATTCCCTTTGCTTGATCACTAATATAACTTGAAAGATCTAAATCAGTCCAAGTTAAATCAGATCTATTTGTTTGATTAAGTACCTGTACTATTTGATCAAATAAGATTATTTTCCTACCAATCGTATCTGCAACATTGACACTCGGATAAGAAGTTGGATAATCGTGGCTGACTTGCTCTTGCAAATCTTTGCTTGCCTTTGCCTGTTTTCTGGCAATCTGTTCTTGTAAAGATTCAAGTTCCAAAGTAACCGAATTAAGATTATATTCAACCGCTTTAATTAGCATCACGTCAGCAAAAGTTTTCGAAGTAATTGAGTTAAATCCCATAAATTTACAGGTATTGCCGGGTTGAATTGACTCAATATCATAACCAAAATCACTGCCGTTATTGTCGATTATCTCAACCACCGTTGTTTCTTCTGGGTCTTTTTTCTGATTGATAACCGCATTAGACATCTCGTCTGCGGTTGCTTCAATCGTTACCCGCCCATCGTTAATAACTTCAAATCTCTCATCGTATTGATCTTCTGAATCCGAATTATTATAATGTTTGAAAATCTTTTTCTCGCCATCAGCACTCATAAATAAAACATCATTTGTCACGTTTTCCATATTTTTAACTACTTCCACTTTTTTAAAATGCCTGCCAAAAGTAAATCGGTGAGTTGGAATGGCAAGAGTTGAGCCAAACTTCAAATATCCATTCTCGTCTAAATACCACCACCAACCAGCGGGTGAAAGTTCAACCGCTTTACTTAAAACATCTAAAAAGGTGCTTGAGTTGAAAGTATAACTGACTGTCGTGCCTGTATCTTGAATATAATCAGTTCCAGATTGCATATACTTCTGTCCCTTCATTGTTTCGGCTCGATATCTGGTGATAACATCTTTGATAATTGCAGAAGGATCAACCGAAGTATGAACTATCTCCACCGATGAACCGTTCTTGTAAATAGAAGTTGCCAGTTTTGTCGCATAACCAAGACAAGTTACATTCACACCTTCATTTTCCCCGTCAATCCAAGGCGAATAAGAACTGATATAGCCTGTGTATATTTTGCGACCAGTGGAATCGGTGTCTCTATCCGATAACCAAATCTCAACCTTATTATTTAGAGTGATTTCGTTTCCCTCATTAAAATCATCAAACTTTCTTGCCAATTTAAAAGTCAATTCACCCAATCCACCGTTGATCTGTTTTCTAAATCCGTCAAAGGAGGCATCAGAAATGGTGGTGATGTAATTGCCATTTGGTTTGTAGATTTTAATAAAATATTTTTTAGATCGTTGGGTTACTACAATATCTTCATTTTCATCGGCGGCAATTACCCTAAAATAATCTAATCGATAACCGACTGCGTTTAAATTAATATCATAATTAATCACTATATACATAAAAGTTATATTATTACTGGTGGGCAAACCAGATTTAGATGCAATAGACCAATCTATTTCAATCAAATTCCATCCTTGAATAAATGGTTGACCATTATATTGAGTAGTAAAATGCTTATACCATTTATTTGATATATCATTTCCCCAACCAAATATACAAGGATATTCAAGCCCCGTAATTATATTAGCAATTTCTTGAGTGGGTAAATAAAGCCAAAATCTGATTTTACCAGTATTTTCATAATTAGATAAATTGACAGAAACCATATCACTAATACTTATTGCACTTTCACTGCTTCCGTCATTATTAATTTCAAAACTAACAGATCCAATTCCTTCTTGTTTTATATTATTATCAGTAGCAATATTAAAAATATGTGGATCGCCTAAATTAACCCAAGTCCCATTCCCATCATATGTATCGCAATTGTGAATAGTTTTAGCCATATTTAATCCTTATAAATACCGTCGGGTATATTTAACTTTAGTATCAATCGACCAGTTTGGTGTTACTTGACGATATAATTTAAATGTAAAATCATAACTGGTTGATGTCCAAGTTGATCCACTATTAAGTGTATAAGCGGCAACACCATCAGCATAGACACTCGAATTCTTTAATTCCCATAAGAGAGGTCTCAACGAAGTTGTCCCTGGTGATTTTACAACAATCCAATAAGTTGCTGCAGTTAAATTAAAAGGATTGAAATTAATTGATACCCAATTCGGCGTAGACGGAATGTCAGAACTGGAAAGGGTGGCGGTTGCATTAGCGTGAACCAATGTCCCTGATGGCTTTCCGCCATTATCAGTTTCAATTCTAATCACTGGATCATCCCAATAATCACCAGCATATAAAATTAAATCCAATCTATTATATGTCTCGGCTGTTCCTAAAAATGACTGTGCATTCCATTTACTTGCATAACTATTACTAGGATTAGTCCACTCTGTTTGTGTTTGATTTAGAGAAGTAGCAGCATCGAATTGAACAAGTAAATTATTCAAACCTAATTCGCATTCAGGAAATATCCCCTCAAATTCAATATCTTGGCTATTGAGTTGAACTTTTTTAAGAGCAGTATCAATTTGTAAAATATCAGAATTAGCCCAAGCCGTATAAATATCCATTTGAGTATCAGTAGTTTGATTTTTAAGAGCGATATTTCCTAATCCACCCACCGTATCCATCGTCATCTCAATTTCTGGTTTCGGTTCTGCCGTTCCCGAAAAAACACAAGAAAAAGTTTCAGTTGGTAAAGTAAAAGCATTACCACTAAAAACTTCCTCTTCTGTCGTTTCCTGCCCAAAAGGCGGATCTAAAACTGATAATTCTAAACTATAAGGAGCAAAAGTAAGATTAAAAAATTCTCTTGTAATCGCTATATTAGAAACCGCCACCACATATCTTCTCGTTCTGCCATAACCATAATCAATATCAAGATTTAAAGCCGAACCAGAAACCGTCTTTTTGAAAGTATCAAGCCGGTATTCCAATTCTTGTTGAGTATCACCCTTAATCAAACCTTCAATGGTAAACTTTTTAGCACTATATCTGGTTGAGATTAACTTCTCGCCATCTTCTCTTGCCAAAACTAAAGTGTTCAACTCTAATGGCGTCCCCGAGTCGTGTTGGATTGTATTAACCGAGTAATTACCTGAGTTTATATTTAAACTATTTAAAGTGATGGTTATCATAGGGCACCAACTTTCGCCAGTTGAATTTGCCGTCCCAGTCTTTTAGCAAAAGCGTCAATGTCGGTGTTTGAACCCATATTTAATGGGCCAGTAATATAAACATTTACATCTCCACCACCGCCAGTATGAGTTCCTTGGGCTTTAACTATTTCGCCTTTATGAAGCATATATTGGCCAGTAGAAGAAATGACGCCACCTGATTGTTTTCCTTTTATTAATCCAGCAACCAATGCACCCAATCTTGGGATATTACCAAACCAAGGAGTTCCAGCCTTTCTCGGATCGAAGGCTTCTTGCATAGCGGGAATAATCTTAATATACCAAGGACCTTGTATGGTTCTTAATTTCTCTCTTACCCTATTGTAAGTTTTATAAAAATCAGCAGTAGCGAGGACAAGACCAATAGTGATTAAAGAAGGGATTAACCCAATTTTTGTTATTAATCGACTTATTGCAAGAATCGTATTAGGGATTCTTGTTGCTGAAAGAAGTAATAATGCAGCCGATATTACTCCAAGTGCAGTCGCCATAAATGGATATTTATCTATAAACGCTTGGACTTTACTTATAAAACTAACCAATTTATCGTAAGCATTTTTAATCGCAGTTTTAATTGCAGGCCAGTGTTTATTTACCCATGGAACTGCAACAGATGTAATCCAATTCACCGCTTTAGTCGTTAATTCCCCAACCTTTGTGGCAATATCTTGAATTCTCTTTTGAAATGATGGGTCTTGGGCTAATTTTCCCATCGCTGTTATCATTGGATACAAACCTTTTATAAGTGCTGAACCTATTTTTTCTTTAAATTCCCCCCAAGCAATATTTAAAATCCTTAATCGTCCAGCAGGCGTTTTGCCCATTTTCTCTGCTAACCCGCCGAACTCTGCTTTTAACTCCTTGGTTAAAATCGCCACCCTCTGCTCTTCATTTCCCATCTTCATCATTTCAATTTGGGATTTTGATAAAACAATACCAATTCGTCTTAAATTAGTAGCAAGCTCTGGTAAAGCTCCTGGTTTTCCGAGCATAATTGCCCAGTGCTGTAAATCCATTTCCTCGCCAGTTGCATTTGAATAAGCAGTTGCTAAATCAAGCATAACGGGAGCTAACTTTTTGATCGATGAGTATTGTAATTTAAAAGTTCCCAGCATTCCGATACCTTTTTTGATTGATTCATCGTCAATGCCAGTTTTATATTGTATCGTTTCTGCCCACTTTTGTAGAGATTTTATCTGTTGGTTTGTAACCTTGCCAGAATTTTTAAGCAAATGAGCCATTTTTACTTGGGCATCTTCCGCTTCCAGTCCAGCCTTGATAGAACTTTTAATAAAACCAGTGGCAAGATTAACCGCTTTACTAAATGCCATATAAGCAGCCTGTCCCAAGGCAACGCCAGCCGCCAATTTTCCCACACCCATAGAAGCACTTTTAAAAGCGCCTCCGGTATTATCTCTTGCCGATAAAATAGCTTGTAATCTGACATCAGCCACGGTAACTCCTTAATGTTCTTGTATTTGCCGAATCCTGTCGTTTCATTTCATTCTGTTCTTCCATTAAAAATTTAAACATCATTTCATTAAACCAACTCGGATTATCCATATAATCTTGATATGTCCAGTTTAAAGCCCGACATAAACTAACTAATCCTTTTTGGCTATTTTTTTTTCAGCCGAAGGATTTGTTATTGTGTTTAATTCAGCTACTAAAAATTGATAATCATCATTTTTCATATCCAAGACTTTTTCCAAAATCCCGTCAGCCGAATCATCAAATTTAACTACTAATAATTCAATTAATTTATGATTCGCCGTTGTCAGTTGAGAACCTTTAACTTTTGGCTGGGTTTCTTCGCCGACTTGCATTTCCATACCTTCAAGCCAGACTCCTTGTATCTGTTCCATTTCACCACCAGAAACCCAAGATTTGACCTCAATTTTGTGCTTATCAATCGGTGTTTCCAGCACTTTTGTTGGTCTTTCCATATTTACCTTTCTTTATTTTAATAGTTCGTACCAGCATAAGTATTTATTAAATTACAAAGGTGAATTATCTTTTGGGCATTAGCCGCATCGTAGTGGGCTTTAAAGTCAATCCCCTGAACAGCAATCTCGTCTAAATCTTTACTCGGTTCCCAACTCTGAAATTTCACTTTCGGCAATTGAATTTTTAGCGAGGAATTGGTCGCCCTACTTAAGAATATCTCAACCGCCAATGCAGTTTCTTTTAAGAAATAGTCTCTCCAAGTCCTATCGCCATAAGCCAAATCAATGTGTCCACTGACCGAGATTTGTCTGTTGAGAATATCATTAGCACTGACCGTTCCTATATCATCCCAATCAACTGGGGCTTTCTCGATTGTCAGTGTCAATCCCCGCAAATCAATCTCGCCAATCGTTGCCAAACCAGTAATAGTCGTATCCACCCTGAATTCAAGATGCTGATGCAGGAATTTATTACCGAGTGTCGTATAAACTGGTGTTACTGTTCCCCAATCCTTACCTTTTCTACTTCTGAAACCAACTTTGCAATTAACCAATCCTTCTGGCTCAACCGTGATTTCGAAAGTGTCTACCATTGACATCGGGAAAATGGTTGATCCATTTGGATCTTGAATAAGAAGTGATAAAGCTTTATGTTGATTGGAAGTATCTGCCAAAGTATAAGCATGAGTGAAAGTTGTTGGCCCAGTTGATGAAGGCGAAGCTCCCATCACTGCCGAAAGGATCGCTCCTAATGCCAAATCTTCCATATCAAATTCAATATCACCTTCGCCATATTTTTTAGTAATATAAGTCTCATCCGAATCGCCCAACTGCCCAAAAGCTGTATCTTGGACTACTGCCACCGCTTTATCGTCGATTGAGAGAGATTTGTAAGGCAAATAAAAAGTTGGCACAGTTGCTGTCCCTCTTATTGCTTCAACCGCCAGCCCTAATGTTGCTCGTCGACCCACATAGTTTGTCATAATTTTCTCCTTTAAGTTACATTAAATAACTTTGTATATCTTATATTTATTTCTTGCATTAAACACGCCCCGTTTCCCATTTTGACCACCATTTTCGGTTCAGTATTAGAGGGAAGTCCATAAGTGATCGTACTATCCATATCAGAACTGTCATATTTCTGGTCAAAGATATCAATCATATCCGAGACGACAGCATCAATAATCTTTTCTGCCCTTTCCATCTGGACATCTTCAATTGCCCCGTCTGGCACTTGGGAAACCTGCTCTAAAATCTGCAAGCGAAAGTGAAAAGTGCGTAAATTCTCCGCTGTGCTTCTGAATTCGTTCTCAACGCCCATAAAGACGATATTAACGACTGGATAACCTTTAAAAATAGTTTTGTAGTATTTATTGACTTCTTGGACTGTCGTAATATTATCGTCAATTAAGTGTTGGATTTCTGTTTTTATTTCATCAATTTCGGTTCTATTTGCCATTAGTTGCTCTCTTTCGCTATTTCGTCCATTGCTTTATTTATCTCTTGTTCAAATATCTTGGTGATCGCTGGTAAAGAGGCTTCAACGCCAGGTCTCAAATAGGGTTGTGCCGCCATTTTGTAAGTTCCCATTTCAACATATATCCCATATTCAACAGTCGGATAATATCTACCTATTAGATTACCATAACTCGATTCTTGAGTATTCCTTAATTGACCTGTATCAACCGGTGTTCTTGGTTTTACTTCCCTTTCAATTTGATAAATAGATTGCCTAATAGCAGTATTAGCATATTTACTAACAATCTGGGGTGATCTTGCTAAAGCCCGCATAAACTTATCTAAATTCTTAATCTTGATAGTAATATTCAACCTATATCTCCTTTAGAAGCAATAATCATCTTATATTGGGTTGAACCGAAGTCCATCACCTCAACATCTCTCACCGCATAAGTAATCCCTGCCTGAACGATCTGATCGCCATCCTTAATCGGGCAGGAAATATCGGTATAACACTCATACAAGTTCTGAACATGTCCTTGTGCTTCTAAAGTCTCAGGTGAGGGTTCTTGCCAAGAACAAGGATAACCTGCCGCTGTTCCCGTTGCCGAAAAGATTGAGCGTGTGCCGTCGATATTTGATAATCGTCGTATTGTAAATGTTCGATCTAAAAAGTATAAAATTTTAACCTCCAATCACGGGAGTTCGGTAATAATCCAAAACCGCATCTAAACCTAATTCCTTAATATCTTTTTCCTCGTCTGATTTAGTATAACTATACCTACCAAGTGTTTCTGATTTCATTCCAGTCGACTTTGTCTGGTTCTTCAAAAAGGCGATAAGCGTAATACACGCCTGTTGTAAATCATTGGGTATTGTCGCAAAACCTGCAGTATAACTGACCCGATAATTCCTTACACCCTTTATAAATCTGCCCGAATAATAAATCTGTCCGGGACCGCTTGTGCCATCGTCAATCAGTTTATAAAGAGCGTCATCTAATGAACTCCAATTCGGGTTAGAGAAGTCGCCAGATCGTCCATCAATACTCGTTAAGGTCGTAATTGGGTAGTGTTTTACATTAAGATAATCCGAACCCTTACCGTCGTATTCCTCGTTAGTATAAACAGTAGAAGCGAATCTTCTTCCATTGCAGTATCGTTCAATAATATCCGTTGCTCGGTTAATCAGATTAGTCAACAAACTATCCTGTATATTATCAGTAATGCCAAGAGTTTCTTTCGTATCAGCAAGATTTACCAAAGCATAAGCGACAAGTGTCATTTGACTTTATAACCTTTCTTGCCTTTCCTCTGCTTGGCACTCATCATTTTATCAGCATAATTGTAAAGTTTCGCCGCTCTATTAAAAACCAGCCGATGGGCATCGTTATTTGGTAGAATCTTAACATCGCCCCTTAAAAAACCTTCCGCATCTTTTAAAAATATAATTGTTTGCATAGTTACCTCCTAATGCCAGCCTCTTGAGGTGTGGTCTCCGTCCCCACTCAACCGCCCTTAGCGGATAAGCAATTTTTGTTTGCTCAAATGAAGAGGCTGTATATCAGAAAGTTATGGTTTAATTAAACCCAGTTACAGCAATACAAGAACGAACATCTCCCAACTCGCCATCTACTCTTTCCTCAACTCGAACCGCAACCATATTGCGTTCAAATAAGTTGATTTCGCTAACACCTCTTGTAATAGAGGCTTCTTCAGATTGCATTACGGAAATGCCCTCACGGACACCCCAGTAATAACCTGAAAGGTCAGCAAGATAGATAGTTCCGTTAGGTAAACTATTAGCTTCAAGAATCGGTCTGCCAAGAGCTGTGCCAGGTAGATTTCCAGTTGGATCAGCTACAAAAATTGGTCGATTAGTCGTATCAACAATATTCATCACATTTCTCAATGAAATGTTATTCATAATCCAGACTGCTTTTTGTCGATACCTTGCACCTAATCTCGCCCAAGCGTCAACCATTGATGTGTAACTGGCTACATTTGCACCGGTGGCAACTGATGTAATCGTTCCAGCCGCTCGATAGGTTTCGTAACCTGTTGGTTGAGTCGCACCTGAACCTCTCATGATCATCCAGTCGTCATTAGCCGCCATTTCTTCAACAATCAGTTTAGTAACAAAGTCGATGATTCCTTGTGGAAGTCCAATCGAAGCATCTGCTACTAATTGTTTTGTGAAGACGACAATGACAGCATGAGAGTAAGGAGTGAGTGAGATTTCCGAGAAGGTCGCCGTTGAAGTCTCTTTAATTGCCTGCTCACCCTGCCAATAAGTCTGGGGTTGAGAAGCAAGTTGCGCCATATCCATCTGGTTTGTCGTCATCGGAACTCTGGTCACTTTACTAACCAAGAAAGAAAGGTCTCTCAAATCCGCAATTATGGTATTATACCACTCTTGGGGAACGAGAAACCCACCATCAGCATTTGTGCCTTCAGATAGAACTTTACAGCGAATTTTATCGCCATTAACTAAGGCTTTAATGAATTCGCCGGTTCTATCTTGATCACTCATTGTCGTAACCATATCTTTGGTTAAAACAGACTTTTCAGCAATCTCTTTGGCTTTAACATCAGAATCCATTTTAGATTTTTCTGCCGCTTTCAAATCAATTAACTTCATCATTGTATCTTGAATTGAATCAGCGATTTTCTTTTCACCTTCGGTCATCTCTTCTGCTTTTTTATCCAATTCGTCTTTTTCTATATCGGACATATTAATCCTTCAATTCTTTTTTACCTGCGATTAGAGCTTTGATACCTTTGTTTAGACATTTAAGGATTTTTACTCTATCAGCAGTTTCTTTATTAGACTCATCGATTTCATCAGCCCGACCTTCTGATTTACCTTGAGTATTAGAGCTAAGGCTTTTTGCCAAATTCTCTAAATTATCTTCAATATTTGATAATCTTTCATCAAATCCACCATCTGGATTTAACCCTTTAAGTTCTAATCGAACCTTTTTAAATTCGTCCTGTACCTTATTATTACTCTGATTAAAAACTTCACTATAACCCTTAACGATTTCAGCAAGTTTTTCAATAGTTGTTTCAATTTTATCAATGCGTTCATTATCCATTTCCTTTTTATCTGGTTTCTCTTTTGGTTTTTCTGTCTCTTCGCCACTTAATTCTTTCGGAAATTCAGGTTTTATTTCTTCTGGTTTGTTTTCGGCCTTTTCTTCTTCAATCGCTTTTTCTGGATCTTCTTTAACTTTTTTTGCTTCTTTTTTCTTTTGCTCTAAAATCTCTTTAGTTACTTCAACTTCTTTTTCTTTTCTGTCAATCTTTTCCTGCATTGCTTTAGCTTTTTTAACATCCATTACCTTGCCGATTGTATCTTCTTTGTAACCTTTAGCCATTGCTAATCTTAAAGCGTCTTGATTAGCGGGAACATTAACTAAACTGATTTCCAAAAGTTCCTGTTTGGTATAAACATTGCCTTCTTTCTCTATCGGTTTAAAACCAACCGAAACACCTCTAATCCAATCCTCATCAACCAAATCGGCTACCAATCGAGAAAGCTCACTCTTTCGATGAAACTTTGGCGTAAAAGTTAATTTTTTCTTTCCATTAATTGTTCGATAACGCAAATTTGTCCCGTGTCCAATTAAAGGTTCCGTTGCGTTATGCGACCATAAAAGGACTGGATATGCTTTGTAATTCTCTAATTTCCAGCCCTCAGTTGAGATAACTTCCCCTTCTCTGTCTTCAACATCACTTGAAACAACAAAAACACTATCACCCTTTTCATCTTTTTCTTTTACAGCTTTGGTATAAACAGCATCTTTAATTTTTTCTGCTAACTCATTCATTAATTTTTCTTCAGTCTTAACTTTTTCCATCGATACTCCTTTGGAATGGCTGGTTACCCATTCACGGGCAGTTTCCATCGTCCAGCCTTTAGCTCTTAAAAATAGATATGTTTTAATACTTTTATGATCAATACAATAGAGTCCGGATATGCCTTTTGATTTATTAATCGCAATAGTCCGAATATTTTGACATCCAGTTTGTATATGTTTTGGATTCGGTAATCTTATAAATCGTTCTGTTTCTTCTGGCATATTTCCTTTTAACAAAAAAACCCAACTTGTGTGGGTTCAAAGACCTCAAGTTGGGTTCAAGACCTCAAGAGTTTTTTAAATTTTTATCGCTTCTCCGCTAAATATTTCGTCAAAGTTATAATTCTCAAAATAATTCATCCAACCACAGGATGGGCATTTCGATTCCATCCTGCCTATAAATATCCGTTCTCTGCAAATCAGATGCCCGCATTTTTCACACCGATAATCATTAAAGTCCATTTCTATCCTTTATTATAGAATACTGGTTTTTTTTGTCAAGCCCTTTAAATAAATCTCACTCTTGGTTCTATTGTTTGGCTAAAAGTTAACATTCCACCTTCCGCAATATCTGGGGAATGCTCACCTCTTCTAAATAATCTCTCCTTTGGTTCCATCTGTAATTTCCCGCTTGAATTTTCTTTATATTTAACTTGTGTCAATTCCATCCAATCACTATTCCTAACAATCTTCCCGCCATTATCAATCCATTCCTTAAAGTGCCAGTAGTTCTCTGCTTTTTTATTAGCAAACTTTTCATCCAAAGCTTTTTCTCCTACTTTAACTGGCGTAATCCCAAAGCCTTGTTCCTCTAATCTGTCCGAAACACCACCGCCGACACCAATATCATCAACAAAGATATTACTATTTTCTAATCCTAATTCGTTTTTATAATGGATTATCCGCCCCACAATTTCCATCAGATCATTACTCTGGTTTTTTTCTAAAAGTTTCATTGATTTATCATCTCTTAAAACATAAGTCGTATAATCTCCACCCCGACCAACATCAACACCAAGTTTCTTATTCTCGCCGAATTCCGCATCGTCAACAAAAGCATTTTCAACCGCAATATCTGTTAAAAGAATTCGCCAACCTTCTGCATCGATTTCGTCTGCTTCAGGAAATTTACAACCATATAAGATACTGAAAAACGCTTCCCCTTTCATTTCATCAATAAAATCCTGACTGAATCTGCCTTCTTCAACTGCTTGCTTATAGTCAATAAAAATGTTGTGATATTTATCGTTATGCCAACTTCGGAAAAAATGTCCCCGATTCCAGGGGTTGGAAATCTTTAATAGAAAATTATCTTTATGTCCCCCTAACATTCTCATCACGGTAGAGTGTAAATCGTCGGGGATAAGTGCCGCCTCGTCTTCAATAACATTCTGAGCGCCGAAACCCATTAAGGAACTCTTGACCGCTTGTCTGTTTCGGGCATCGGCAGTTACCAAAAATACTTCGCCTCCACATTTACTTGTTAATCTTAATTTGCTTCTTTCTCTTTTTAATCTTTCCAGTGGTTCGGTAATTTCAAGTTGATTGTAAAAGAACGGATCATCAAAACAATGTTCAATAATATAATTCATTATCACTTTGGCTTTTTTTTCAGAAGGGGCGATTAAAGCCCATTTTTCGTTTCTAAACAGAAATCTTAAAGTAACCGCCAGTGCTACCGTCAGGGACTTGCCATATTGGGTTGGGCAGATGACATTGTTTCTCGGATGTTCTCTTTTAATAATCGTTCGGAATATATCGTTCTGCCCTTTTGAAAGTATGACTGGTTTATCCTCAATCTTGAAAAAATTGGCAAAATCACTCGCTTTCATCGATCTCTTTGTTTAGTTTATTAATAACATTACTAACATTTAAATTTCCCTGTAAATCTAAACTTTGTTTTGGCATACCTTCAGTCCTATTAGCAATCTCTTTAAATTCTTTTAAATCTGTTCTTGCAGCGGCAACCCGAGCATAAGCAATACTTTCTGCTACAAATCTTTTATTATCTGGTTTTTTAGTTTCATATTCTAAAAATTTCTTTACCTTAAGATTCTTAAAAAAATTAATCCAATAAGCAAATGATTCTTGGTTTTTAGGTCTCCCACCAGAATTCCTTAATTCAGGGTGGTCTTGAAATCCACCTTTACCAGTTGGATTAGGAACTTTAACCTGTTCTGAGGTTTCATTATCCATTATTCGCCTTTATTAATAATTCTTTTAATTGTTTATTTTTTATTTTTCCTACTGCAATCAACTTCCCATAATTATTTAAACCTATTTTTTTAGGATTATCTACTGGAATTAATCTTTGTTTAAATACTTCCCAATTAACTACATGTTGTGGCCTCCCAAATCTCCATTTAGTTTTTACTATATCTGGATGTAACATTTCTAATGATTTAGCCATTTTAAATCTACCTTTATCTTGATATAGTTGATCAGTATTCCCACCTTTCATGGTCATAGTCCTTATTTTACAAGCCGAAAAAACATTGGTATATAAAGTGCACCAATTACCTTTTAATATTTGAATACATAAATCAGTATCATCATTATAAATCAGTCTCCACCTATAAGGGATTTCGTTATTAATCAATGAGCAACTATATATATGATGATTAACCACTATTACTGATTTAGTTTTTGGAGTAACAAACATTTCATAATTCATGCCACTTATACCAATATTTTTATAATTATCTGTTATATCTTCAACAAATTTTAAAGCGTAATATCCATTAACTCTTATACGAATACTTTTATATAATCTTTTAAATCCCCTAATATTATCATCTAATTGCCAGTGTCTTTTATCCCCTTGCTTAATAGAGTATTCCATAATCCAATTTCTTGATCCTAATAATTTCATATTATTTCTAGGTAATACTAATAAATATTTTTTATTAAATTTTTCAGCATATTTATTATATTGGACTGGTTCAACAACTATCTTAAAATCTATATTATCTTTTATCAGATATTTAGGAGTTAAACAATTATTATAACGATCCTTAGATGGAATAAAAATAGGATATTTAGTTTTCATTATTTAAACTCTAAATTTTTAATATCCCTTCTTTTTTCTAACGGCCAATGAATTGATATAGTTTTATTAACTTTTTTAAAATTATTATCTAAAATTATATTATTTGTTTCCATGAATTTATTCATTTCTTCTTCAATTTTAAAAGTAATATTTAAATGAAAATATTCATCATTCTGGATAACCCCGTCAAATTCTCCAAAATCTTCATCTCCTAAAGCATTAATATCACTCCAAGCCCTTAAATCTAATCCCCAATCAGTTAAAACTTGATTTTCCCAGTTATTGGCCAAACTATCCCAATCCCATTCACCAAATCCTACATTATCTTTAATAATAAACTCTTTTTTTTGCTCATCAGTCAATCCAACTGCTTGTTTTACCCAAGTATCTTCTATCTCGGTATATCCAAGCGATTGTAAGGCTTTTAGACGCATGTTTCCACCGAGAACCATATTATCCTCATCTACAATAATTGGGCGTAACTCCATCATCTTAGGGAATGATTTTATAGAATTACAAAGTTTTTCAAATTTAGCATCTTTAATAATTCTTGGGTTATCTTTATTAACCTTTAAATTAGATAATTGAATCATTTTTTATATCCTCAATTATTTTCTGCATTTCTTTTATAGAAGTTTTAACATCATAAAGTTCCCTCACTTCCTTATATCTCTTATCCGCTTCTTCTTGCCTTACTTTAGGGTCTAAGAATCTTTTAAGATCATCGGCATCGGTCGCCACTGGCAGTCCTAAAGCCCAAGCTAAAGTGGTTTTATTATTAGATTTAAACCTATCATTTGCCCTTAAACTGCCTGGCATTATACAAATATCAGATTTCAAAACCTCATCGCAAAATGTATTTAAATCCCACTTCGTCCAGCGTTCTGGTATTCGTCTTTCATCTGGCGAACTACTATAAGCAGTAATGGTTTTCATATTCTCAGTAATAATTGAAAGTCCTAATTTATATCTTTTGAGAGCATAAACAGCTGATTTTAAAGTATGGGAATTGTGCGAATATCCAAACCAGACTACCTCTCTTGCTTGTCCTCTGTGAATTTTTTTCCTTCTACCGACATATTCCATATCTATTCTGTCAGGGATATAATAGACGGGCTTTTTGGTAATCCTTGAAAGATACTCTTGAAGCGCAGGAGACGAACAAGTAACCGCATCACAAACCTCGATCATCTCGATTACTAATTCTTGGTTTACCCAATCCGGATCACAGATATCAAATATCTTTATGCCGTCAAACATTTTCGCCATTTCAACCAGATAGGCTTTTTGATAAATTAAAAATTTATACTTACGACCACTTACATATTCTTCTACACCCGGCCAATATTTTATTATCCATCTTCCTCTAATTCGAGAAGATGCTAAATCTCTTTTTCCGTGTACATTTTCATGCAAAATGAAAGCACCTTCAATATTTTCTTTCATATTTTCTCCTTGACATGTTTTGCCAAACTTGCCAATAGATTTATAAGACCAGAAGGACTCCAACCTGGCATATTATTTAGGAAAAAGATAACTCTGCATTTTGGATTCTTGCATTGATACCAAGAATTCTTTTCAACTAATTGTTCTAACTCTTTATGCTCACAGGCTTCTGTAATCTCGGTTCTCACTTTGGCGTTTTTTAATTCTTTATTAAGCCGTCTTAACTGGGCTCTTGTCAGTTTTACTTCTTTGGTCATGAAACTCCTTTATAACCCGATTTAACAAATCTGTCCATTCAGAATTGTAACGATCGGGATTAAATAACTTTTTAGCAGTTTTACGGCCGTTCAGACCAATCCTAACTGCCTCATTATATCTTTTATAAATCAGATGATTCACTAATGCCGCTATAGGCAAAGGGTTGTTCGGTATAATAAACCCGTTAATATCTTTTTGAGTTATAATCAATTCATCAATCACTTTAATATACTCGCCTATACCTTCAACATTTTTCCATATTAATCTGGTATCACAGTTAATAAATTTATCCGCATCCTGAAAAGGAGTAGTCAAAGTGCAAAGTCCAGAAAGCATTGCTTCTGTTCTACCTCTCGGCATTGGCGATTCTTGAGTAAGATTAACATAAATTAAACTTCTGCCAAGATAATCACGATAAGCCCTGAATCCGTCCCATTCTCCGCTACTAAATCTTCTATGTTTTTGGATTGTCCATTCGTGTGGTTCACCAATCTGAATTAATCTTAGACCATAATTATCTCGCAGTTTAGATTTGGTATCATTGAGTAAAAATCTACCATAATAATGATCGAGTCCCGCTGGCCCCATAACAATTACAGATCTCGGTTCTTTTGGTAATTTATAAAACCAATCATCAGGATTAATTCCGTGCCAAATCGGAATCCCAAATCCCCATTGTTTAGCCGCTTCAAACGAATTGACTACCATCGTATTATTACCAATCAGTTTTTTAAGACCTTCAATTTCTACCAATTCATCTTTTTGGATTGTCTGACCTCCTTCGATCAGAAAATCCCTCTGATAGACTTTAATCGCTTTACTACCTGCTTTCTCAACTTCTAATGGCATTTTCCAACACCAACTACCTGCCGATTCCCATCTTTCGGGCCAGTCGGGTGTGCCGTGATTAATAACTATCTTTGGAATATCCTTTATCGCTTCATTCAAATGCCGATACAACTTTCCTTTACCAATCATCGGGTCTATTGCTTGTTGGTCAATATGTAAGATAGCCAGATCATATTTTCCCGGTTCGTAATAAGGGATATAACGAACATTTTTAGGGAGCGGTCGGGCGTTATATTGCCATGGTTTTCGGATAAAGTTCATAATATAATACCATTCCGTATTCGGAATATGAGTTAAAGTTTCATTGTGGGATACATGTTAGTGCCAGCATACATCAACAATACGAAGTGGTCGTTGTTGATGATGCTGGCGTGTTTTCCTTTCATTATCCATTGGATTTCCTTTCTTTTAATTTATTATTAATGCGATCCATAATATCCCAATGCTTCTTCGTCTTTTCTTTCTTGATCCATAACTTCTTGTACATCTTGTAGTATATTGTCTTGATTATCGTTTTTATTCAATTTTTTTTTATTCCTTCCTTTAACTTTATAAAATATACAATCTGTTTGCTTACAATCAAAACTTTGCCCGCCCGTACATTCTCTGCAGTTTATTCGTATCCGGCGTCTTAAATCTCGAACTTCTTTTATAAGCCGAGTTTCCATAACAAGTCCTTCGAAACCCTTATTTCTTCTTTTTTAGTATATTTACTTTTAGTAGTTGAAAGTGTTTTAACTTTTGCATTTTCAACATATTCAAATTTCCAGCCTTGAGACTTGAATCTGCTTTTGAGTTCCTGTGTTTGAAAACCATAAAGCTGAACGGAAGAATTAAACATTCCTGCCTTGATTATATCTTCCCGATAACAACAACTAACATTCTCGACAAAATCTTTTTTCTTGCCCTTATTGCCATAAAGCCAGACTTTTGGTTTTAATTTTTGGAGAAACTCACTTATTAATCGTGGTTCGGGATAGTATCTGTCATCCAAGAAAACTAAAATGTTTCCACCCGCTTCGATAATCCCCTGATTCCTTGCCTGTGCTAAACCATATTTATCTTTTAAACCCGTATTGATATATTTAATCGGTATTTTTGATTGAGAATTCAAAAGCATTACCATCTCCCTTGTCCCATCCCACGATCCGTCATCGCAAATAATAATCTCTCTCGCCTCCCAGTCTTGTAATAAACAACCTTCTAAAACCTTTGCCAATAATTCTTTACGATTAAAAGTGGGAATAATGATCGATACCAATTCCTTAAAAGGAGCGAATACTTTCCAGTATAATTTTTCATATTCAATCGCCCTTCGCCAATTTCCCCTCGTTTTGGCAGTTTTCCAAGCATTCTCTCGCATATCTTTTCGTCTTGGTAAATCATTCATTAAATTTATTATTTCGGTTTTTAAATCACTAATATCATCTAGTTGCCCTTTTCTTACCACCATATTAAAACCATTAAATAAATCTGGCACATGCCCCACTCTGCGAGTAATTACAGGCACGCCGGTTGCCATCGCCTCTAAAATCGGATTTGTCCCGGATTCAAAATCATCCACCGAATTACAAATATGTAAAGCCGACTGGTGATAGCATTTAACCAATTCCCCATCGGAAATTTTTTCCCGAAAATCAACCACTCCAGTTGTCATTACTTTGTTGAAATAATCAGGGTCGGAGATTGAACCGACCAGTAAAAGTTTATAACCTAAATCTTTACAAACTTGAGCTACTTCCAATATCCCTTTTTTACTTTCAATCCTTGCTGCCACCATAATAATTGTTTTTGAATCTTCGGGATATTCCCGTTGGTATTTAAAAACATTGAGATCGATCGCATTGCCGATAAGAACCGAACCTTTGAGATCATTTTGCATTGTTTTATTATTAACCACTACTTTATCAAATTGTTTCCAGTCGCTTTCGTGTAAATTGTAGGGATTGTGATGCTGAAGAATTTTGGGTTTGTTATTCGGATATTTTTCTAATAACATAAGAGCTGTTTTCCAATATTGATAATCGCAAACATCCGCCCATTGAACGCCGTCAAGATAGGCATTGAGTTGGTCTGGGTCGGGTCGTTTAGGATGAACTGCAATCACTCGAATACTTAGATGAGGCAGGTTCGCTTCAACGCCTTTTGCCATACGCCAGATCGCTGAATTTTCTTTGTCACAAACAATTAAAATGTTCTTCACTTTTTACCTCCAACTGACTTAATAAATTGTATTAGAGTAAATATAGTCACTATCCCAAAAAGCGTAAGTTCTATACCAGCAATTATCTGGCTGTTTTCATACCAGCAAATTTTATCACCAAGTAAAAGTTTATAAAATAAAAATGTAAAAATACCCATAACTGCCAGTTGTACTCCGCTAATAATAATCTTTAAATATTGATTCATTTCATTCTCCATTCTTTCCAAATAAGTTGTTTATAATTTTCTACGCTCTCTTTTATATCAAATTTTTCTTTAACCATTTCAAAACCTTGACTGGCATTTTTAATTCGTTCATCAATATTTACTAACTTCTTTAAGTCTTTTATATTTTTGGCTACGGGCATTCTTAAAGCCCAAGCGGTAAGCATTCTGTTATTTGATTTCCACTTTGTCAGTTTATCGCCGAGAAAAACGCAGTCTTGTTCAACTATCAATTCATTTATCGTTTTTAAATCCCATTTTTTAAACGAGATAAACTCTCTTGGATTTTTTACTCCTAATAAGATTAAATTTTCAAAAAACTTATCCGAGATAACTGTCAGTTGAAGTCCCATATCTATTATATCTTTTATGTAAGGTTCAAGCGTTACCAGATTTGCCGAATAACCATACCAGCAAATATTCTTAAGTTCTTTGTTGTGAATTTGTTTTCGGGGTTTGTGCCAGTCAAGATCAATCCTATCAGGAATAATGTAAATCGGTTTTTTAGGAAACATTTTTTTAACTGACTGATACATTTCAATACCATTTATCACTAAAACATTAACTTCCTTCATTGTCTCCAAACATTTTCGCTTTCGATTTTTATCAGAGTAATACGGCTCTTGCCAATCAGGGTCGCATAAATCAAGAATAACCTTCTGTCCTCGTTCCCTTAATCGTTTAACCAATTCCGCTTCATAAGTCTTATTCATTATTATTACATCATATGGTTCTAAATTGTCAAGTTGCGTCTTTATTGAAAAGAAATCATTGCCTTTCCAGTTATAATCAGATGGATAAAAGTTATCATCACATTCTTTCCAGTATTTTGAAAGCCAATGACCCCTAACCCTTGATGAAGCAAGTGTATTTCGTCTTGACTCAGAACGATAAGCGTCCGCCAACTTAACTACACATTTATAACTCATTTTGATTTTAGGAACATCTGTCCCCAATCCGTATAAAACTCATAATAGACATTAAAGTATTTTTTCAAGTCCCAGTTCCATCTCCCGCCGTGAGCATCGGAAACTTTTTGGTCTATTTCTTTATCTCGCCAGTTTTCCAAAGTCCAAACTTCCTTTCCTACTCGCTTTAATTCCGAACAAGCTTTATCAATTTCACTTGGTTCAATATGCTGTAAAACTTCGTGGGTATAAACCAAATCAAATGATTTATCTTTAAAGGGTAAATCTATTATTTCACCGACTAAGGTTTTAATTTCTGGATAATGCTTTTTTACATAAGCTGATAATTCTGGATTAATATCTATTGAAGAACGATCAGCATCAATCCAGCCAATAATCCTTCCGTTACCAGCTCCAACTTCTAAAACTTTTTTTAGCTTTTCATCGTGCCACATAATATGGTTAATTCTTGTTATCAAAAACATTTTCTCATCTTCAAAATGCCTTGAATTTCCTTTTTCTTGTTTTTCCCAACTTGCCATCTTTTTAAGCCAAGTTTCTGAATTATTTTTCCACCAGTTTTTTGGTTTCAAATTAAACTCCCTTTATGTATATTTGTAAAATATTTAGATTTTTTCCATTCTTTAAAAGGAAAATAAAAATCTGGATGGTCTAAAAAACAATTAGTACAAAAAGATGTCATACCGATTAATTTTCCTTTAATGTTATATAAATTTTTTCTCGGTGGAATTCCATCAAATTTATGTCCATTAATACAACATTCAGTATATTTCTTTAAGTTTATTCGCATCATTTCCAGCACCAAAATATCGGTTGTGGTTCTCGGTCTCGGCTATAACCAACTAACTCGACCCTTTTAAACATAGTTTCCAATTTTGCTATTGTATTTTTAGTAACTTCGGGATTTTCTTTAAATCCTCTTGAGTTCTCTTCAAAGATTAAAAGTTCTTCAGTAATTTCACCAAGCCAATCGGGGATTCCTATGTGAAAGGACATCGATAAAAAGAAAACTATATCGGCTTTTTCGCCTCTTTCTAATCTAAAATTATTTCTTAAATCAAGCTGAACAAACTCTATATCAAAATATCCTAACTCCCAACTAATCAGATAAGCGGCTAACCGAGTATCTGTCCCTATCACATCCTCAAAATCTATACCAAAAACCCTACCAGCTCCCCTATCTTTAGCATATCGACAAAACCCGCCTGTTGCTGCACCTAAATCTAACACAATTTTGTTCGCAAAATCTATCTTATCTAATTTCATTACCTTAATCCTATGGGCGGTTTTTCTTGGTGTGCTAATAATATCCAATTTGGGCTCATCTTGATATACGGTCTTACCATAATGACCCTTATCTCTAACAATCGCCATTACTTTTTCTCTATAGTCATCAGTAAAGTGAAAGGTATTAAAATCAACCAATTTTCCGCCCATTACATCTCGCCTTGAAACATCATCCTTCTCAGTGTGGAAACCATAAGTTTCACCTAACTTTTTAACTGCCTTATAAATCGGTTCGGCATCTTTATGTTCATTCACATAAGACAAGCTACTTATATCCTCAATCCTTTGAGCAAACCACTTTTTGCCTTCAGTCTCAATCCCGACTATCTCGTAAACTCTCGGAGCTAATCCGTGATACCAACAGATGTTCTGAATTATGGTCGCTTCTTTCAATCCCGCCCAACCGTGATAAGGTTTATTTTCGGAAGGATAATCACCCCAATGGAAGTTTTTATCCATCCATTCTTCGGTCAACTCATCGGCATTTATCACATCAAAAATCCGATAGGTATCATTTTCTATCTTACCTATAAAACAATGCTTGCCTCGTTCGGGCATAATTTCAATTTTGGGATTTTTGATTATTTTCATTTTTTTTCTCCAAAATATTCAGTATCTATTACTTCATCACTGCCTATTTTCCAATGTCTAATTTTCTCTAACTTCTTTTCAACTTGTAAGGCTAATTCTTTTATCCTATCATTATAAACTTTATGAGCGTGTCCTTCGTAGAATATCTTTTTTGGAATTGAGATAGTTCCGTCTTCGAACATTTTATTCAAGACATCATATTCTGCCCCTTCAATATCTATAAATAAAATTACATAATCATCTTTGAATTGTTTAAGCCATTCGCTAAAATCAAATCCTTTTACCCAAATTGCTTCCATATTCCCAATGCCTTTTTTCTCTTTAATCAAAGTCGAACCTTGCGGATTATCTAACTGCTCATCATAGAAAATTATCTCACCATCTTTAATCCAGGCCGCTTGGTTGATAAAAGTAATCGGGTATTTTTTTTCCAACTCAATCCATTTGTGGTGATAATCATGTGAAGCGTCAATCCCATAATAAATATAATCCTTATTCTTGTGGTAGAAATTCAATAAATCTTCGCAATTTCCACAACCGACATCGATAAAGATTTTACGCAAAATAACTCGCTTTCTTATAACCGAATAGCGAAAAACCTAATTGCTCTTCGGTCATATTTTTAATCTTCTCTTGAATATATTTCGGGTGGGCTTCTAACGGAATCTCGCTTTGATTATGGGCATCAAATCTTGTCCTTGCCATATCAATAAAAAACTTCAAAGCCGCTTCTGGCGATTCGTGTCCCCAGTTCTTGCCATATTTTTTATAAACTGCTTTGGCGAATTTATACATTGTCTTTTTGATATTATCCTTTGTCTTGAAACAATTATCATAAGAATAAACTTTAATCCCCGAAGGTATCCAAGTTTCCTCTTCTAAAACCTCATCGCCATCTTGGTATTTGTCATCAGTGTTCCAGTGGATATTCGGATACATTTTTTTATTAACCGCCAAACCTACTTTAGTCTTAGAGCGGTATCGGTCAATCAGGTTGAAAGCCGCCTTTTCAAATGAAACTATTCTATAATCTCTATGTCCATATAAGAACTCTCTTATCTGCCATAAATCGTGTTCGTGAAATAAGAAATCAGCATCAACTTTCATTCTCCAATCAGTCGTGAGATTTTGAAGCCCGCAGTCATATTGTTGAGTTAAAAAATCCCAATCGGCATTAACTGACCACAATCTCTCAATAATTTTTACTTTGTCTTCATGTGGTATCTTAGTTTTATCTCCTAAATATTCATATCTTTTATCAATTTCTTCAATCGAACCATCATCAGTCCCGCCATCAACAATCAGAATCTCATCAAATAAATCTAAACAACAATTTATCACTTCTAAATAAGGGTAGTTATTAGTTTTTGGATTTTGCATTAAAATATAGCAACCGAGTGTCATAAAATACTCCGAATAATTATATAAATACAAAATATAATAAAAAGAAAAAATAAAGGCAAACTATTTCCTGCTCGCTCTTTACATTCTTTATTAGTTAAACTACCACCACAAGTTTGGCAATCATCAGTACACATTTCATCGTCTTTCATTTTAACTCCAATCTCTCCGTATAAAACGGATTATCTTCATAAAAATCTTGCTCTTCGTTTAATATCTTCTCTCTAAAAAAATTATGTAAATGCTTGCAGGCATCACCCTCTTCTCTTCCCCACCAGACAGGATGAGTTAAAAACTGATAATTCTTATCTTTAATCCGATCTAAATTCTTACAAGGGCAACCGCTTCGCCAAGTTCCCGTTGAGTCGGATAAATATTTAACATCACCAAAAAACCTTTGCCCGTAAGTATTTATAAAACCCTTAAACTCTTTATTAAATATATCTTCTTGCGGGCGGTGGAAAGAAACAATATTTTGAATCGGAAAATACTTTTTTAAGATTTCTAATTGTCTCGCTATTTCTTCTTCAACTATGCCATTCCAAGCTTCTCGCTCATAGTGAAGCCCGATAGTATGCCCCCGACTATGTATCTTTTGGATTGCATCTCGGCTCTTGTGATTAAACAGATTATCGAATGGTGAGGCTAAACGGATACAATAAGTTGCTTTCGCTCCGACACTTCGCTCTAAATCGGCAATCGGGACTGCTTTTTCAATAGAATGATCTAAATCGTGCCTTAAATAGACTACTTTATCTTTTGTTTCTTCATCAAACAAACCAAACTTATAGCCTTTTCGCTTAAACTTTTCCAGAATTTCTAAATAATGACGGAAGCCGAAATTACATTTCATTTAAATAACAAATAACCAAATTGCTTTTCAGTTATCTCCCTTAATTTATCTTGTATTATTGCCGGCTGTTCTGCTATCGATATATGTTGACCTTCATTATTGTTTTTTTCACGCCTTTCGTCTAAAAAATCCTGAATGTAATCTTCCTCACCCAAAACCTTGTGAGCCGAAGCTTCCATTATTCGGCGTTTGGCTAATTTGTAATCAAATAATTTCCTATCATCCCAGCATCTCTCATAACCATAAATCCAAACATCGGTCTGCCTACCTCGTTGTTGTTCCTCTGGCAAGATTCCCCAATTAGGATGTGAAAGTCCATTCCCGCCAAAAAAATTAAAACCATTGCCTATAATACTTTTATTGTAAATTCCCGAATGTTTGCATTGTCGAACCCAAGTTTCTCTTTGATTGATTCTGTGTTTCATCCAAAATCCATAGGCAACCTGATCGTCATACAAGCGTTGTAGCTCGTTCTTGGCCTTGTCTACATCTTTTTCGTGTAATATACCATCTGCATCAAACATCAACGCCAGATCGCCACTGCAAGCGTAATAACCAAGTGTCCGCATAATCCCCTGCGAAGCCCAGCCAAACTTATCATAATCAAAAATCCCTGCTATAAGTTTAATCTTGGGATCGCCAATCGCTTTTATTTTTTCCAGCGAGCCATCTTCAAAGCCAGGTACAACATTATAAACAACATTAATCTCATCACATAAGGGCAAAAAACTTTTAATGCTTTCAATGTAAGGGTATTTTAGTTTTTCCACTTCCGAAATTATAACAAAACTACTAATTTTCAATTTTACTCCTTAATTTAGTTGAACTTATCCCTTTAGTATATTTAAAATAAACGGTTTTCATCCCTAATTTTTTAGCAGTCTTAACTCCTGGAAAATCCAACCAATCATCACCTCGACAAATTATATCTGGTTTCAGCAATTCGATCAGTTTATCTTCATCATTATCAATTCCGACAACCAATTTAATATATTTTGCGAGTTTCGTTCTAATTGTTCTAATCCTATCTTCCAGAGATTGTAATGGTTTTTTACCTTTTATAATCAAAGTTCCTTCAGATGATTTGACCGCTATAATCAGATCGCCTAATTCAGAAGCTTTTTTTATTAAATTGATGTGTCCTTTGTGAAGCAGATCAAAAACGCCTATCGTGAGAATTTTCATCTAATTCCTTTATTATTTTAATTAACTCCTCTTTATCCCAAACCACGCAAGGCGGATCATAACAACAACTCCAATTTCCTCTCGGTATCAACCAGTCATCACCATATTCAAGTTGTAAAAATGCTTCTGGCGGATTTGGGCATTTATATTGTTTGCCAAAAAACTCAATCTCACCCAAATTCTCAAAAATCTCTTTTGGATATTTGTGAAAGGCGAATGAATCGCAACTGGTAATATTAAATCTATTATCACCTATTAAATAAAATAAGAATATATCAACCAGAATTTCGCCAACTTTAAACTTTATACATCTAATTATATTAGTCTTTTCGACTTTACGAATTGAAATTTTACCAAGAAATAAATCCTTTTTTAATATACTTAAAACTTCCTTATAATCTTCAACTAAAATTCCCAAATCAATATCGTGTTCATTTTTCAAGAATTTACTTTCTCGAATCGCCCCTAAAAGCTGACCACCAATTAAAAAACTCTTTCTGCCGATTGTTTTATTTAACATTTGTAAAGTATTATTCATAATTTGTCCTTCCAACCAAAAACTTTACTTCTATGCCAGCCAAGATGAAAGCAAACTCCCTTATAGGGCACATTCAGTTTGGCTGTTTTTAATCCTAACTTTTTCCATTTGTCCCAGCCAGAGGTTTCAGTTACATTACCGCCCGTATCTAATTCATCTAAAGGAACGATCTGTTTTAATACCTCAGTTCTCGTAATTATTGGATTAATTACCCAACCTCGATTATCCCAAGGTTTATAATTGATAAACGAGGTATCTTTAACTTTTTCTATCTCTCCTAATTTTCCTAACTCGACACAATCATTTTCTTTTCTTAACTGAATTACTCCTATATCCCGTCTCTCGTCTAAAATCGTTATTGCATCTTTTACCCATTGGCCACTTTCATCACCAATCGTAGCAGGAAAAAAGCCAAAATCGTCTAATACTGTCATCACAAATTCTGTTTTTACTTGTTCCACTAATCTGTTATACCCAGCCCCGATTGTTAAATTACTACAATCTAATTCTATCCAGTCATAATCTTTAAATTTACCTAAACTATCTTCTAAAAAATCCCGTGCAATCTTTTCAAGGTATGGGCGACCGGCAAATTGAAAAAGGATCGTTAATTTCATTTCTTTAATACATAAAACCCGATTGAGTTAGGATACTCGTTATATTTATCGTGAATGCCAGGCAACTGAAACATTATCCTTACATTTTTCCAGCCGCAATCTTCACAAAACCGAATCCACTGCTCATTTGACCATTTTATTTCGTGGGTCGTATCTAAAACTTGCATAATATAATCGCCAGTTTTGGGATCAATTAAAGGCACGGTAAAAAACATTACATCGGTCATTTTAAGACATTTTTTAAATATTTCTTTTAATTCGTCTTCTTTTATATGTTCAAAAGTATTTCGGGAAACAATATAATCAAACTTTTGGTTTGGTAAATAATCAACTAAGTATCTTTTCACTTCATTATCAGCATGTGAAAGAGCATATTCAGAAGTATCAAAGCCATAAGCCTCGATATTGTAATGTCTAAAACCCTTAACCCAAAAACCTTTGGCTGAACCTATATCTAAAACTGATTGACCTGGCTCAATTCCAAGTAAATGAATTACCGCTCTTACTTCTCGGTAAATTCTTTCAGGAAGCCAGCGATAATTCTCATAACCAGATTTGCCAGTTTTGATCCCATCTTCAAAGTATTCACGATCGTAAATTTCGCTCATACTAATACTCCGCAATTATTTCTATTTTTGATGACTACATTATCATAGTTTCTAATCCCAGCATTTTTGTTTCCATTGAATTCTTGCCAAGTCCAAAACTTTTCCGTTCCTTCTTTTATTGCCAAATAAGTCAAGCAATCACCGATTAGAAATTCGTCGTAAGTTGAAAGTTCTCTAATCTTTTCGCCTATATTTTTATATGGCGTGTCTTTCAACTTGTCACATAAGCTACAAATTGTATCTGAATCATCAATGGTCATAAGTTTCACTCATCTTAATTTCCTTAATGTTGATTTATTCGCTCCATCCCAAACTGCGTACAATCCTTTGTCTTTGTCATATCTGCCAACCCAACACTTTCCGTCTAATAACTTTTCTGCCAATTCTTGTTTGGTAATGTCCACAATATCTTCATCGTAAAATTCATCATCAATATAAATAAATCTGCCACTTATATCATTACCTTTCATTTCATTGATAAAAAACCAATCTTTATCTTTCGTTTCGTAAAAACCACCGATTTTAAAATCCATATATCTCTCTTTTCTAAATATATCCATAAGCTTTATAATTTTGTAAATCATTCAAAGCTATTGCATGATTTTCAGCGATAGAAAAACATTCTGTATCAATAAAACATTTATCATAATATAATGTTCCATCATTATATATACGGATTAAGCCTCTGATTCCACCTACAGGAAACCATTTCTTTATTTTTTTATCATATAAATATACAAATTCAAAATATTGTCCCATTTTGAGAAATTTAATTCTCATTTGATCAACCCATCGTAAAGCTTCTTTTTTAGAATCAAACTTTTTTGTTGGATCTTTCGCTTCCGCAATAAGATATTTAATCATAAATCTTTTTTTCATTTTCCTCCTATGCAAAGTTTTTATCTTTCATCTCTCGACAAACATTATGTAAAAATTTATTATTGTTCGGAAGCATACAATGAAAGCACTTATCAATCGGCACATCATAAGGCTTGCCAGTTTCTTTATATCGTTTATTACACTCTTTATACATACCCTTGATATCAGAGATATGTCCTATCCGCCATTCAGGTTCTAACCTTCGCTTGCGTAGTAGGAAACTTGAACAAGAATAAATATATCCATCTTCACAGACATAAGGTCGTATCATCCCCACCGCACAGAAATCAGGATAAGGTAAATAGGCTTCGGTGATTTCTTTCAAAAAGAATTTGCCCGTATCATCAATTTTTTCAATAATCGGTTGCCATTTTATTTTAAAAGTTTTAATTGAATCGGGCTCAAGACAATTCGGGGCAATCCGCACAAACTTAACATCAGGTCGGCTTTTGACCAACTCGTAAATCTTTCTGATCTTATCTTCGGTCGTTTTTGAGTTAATGATGTAAGAGAACCCCAATATCCCTTTCGGAATTACGTCAAAGTTATATCTTTTCCAGTTAAAGTTCTCGAAATTATCAAAGGCACTCAAACTTGCCCGATACCAAGTTAATTGCTCGGCGGATCGTCTGGTCAGGTATTTAAAAGGTTCAACACTGTTTGAAATCACGCCAATATCATAGCCTAATTGATATGCCGAATCAATCACTTCATTTATTTTAGGATATAAAAGCGGATTCCCGCCACCTGTAATCTCCAATGCTTTCGCCCCGAGTCTCTTAAAATCTTTCAAGGCTTTTTCAATCTGTTCAAAGGGCAAAATTAAGGTTTTATCTCTGTTAGCGACTGAACAAAAATGACAATTAAAATCGCAAACCCCTGTCGGTGAAAGCTGAAATGTGATTGGTCGCCACTTTTTATTATTCTGAATATTATTTAATACCTCGCAATGTTGAAGCATTTTGTCACCAACTGTCGAAAATTCTTGCGTTAGTTGCCAATAATTTTTCATTTGTGTTCCTTAAAATAACTTGCTGGTTCGGCATTTTCCCACAAGGAATACCCGAACTGGTTTTTATTTAAATTTTTAATTGTTTCTTGTATAACTTTCGGATGATGACTTAATGGTATCTTTTTCCAAGTTTGATTTTTGAATCTTCCTAACTGCATATCCATAAAACTTTTCAAAGCGGTCTTTTCTGATGTAGCCCCTAAATGGTCTTCTTTAAATGTTCGCTTCCAAGCCTTAGCAAATCTATGAAACTCTTTCGCTTCTACTTCTTTCGTTCTCAATAAACACTCATAATTCCAAATCGGTATACTCTCAACCATTTGATAAGTAATTCCATTTTTGACAAATATATCGGGCATTCGTTTCTGCACTTCTTTTGTATCATCATCCATCGCTATTAAGATTTTGGGTCTGTAAATCGGAGCAACCTCGTTTCCCCTTGGTTCTCGCCCGTCAATGGTCGGCTGACACAAATCACCACCACCATTCAATTTTATTCTATCACCAAACTTTCCTTTATTAAAAGCGATCGGCAAAAGTGATTTCACTCGGTATCTATCGGCTAATAGAAATTGTTTTTTGGCAAAGCGGGCAATCGGTTTGTCGCAATGTTCTAAAAAGTCTCGAATGGCTTGGAAGTCATCTTCGTGAATTAGGTAATCTGCGTCAAGTCGCAAGCACCACGAACCAGTGCAAGCGTCATAACCTCGTTGCATTTGCTCGCCGATAAATTTCCAATCAAATTCTTCTGGCCAAGGATAATTAATAATTTTTAATTTATCGTAAGCATCATCCTTATGTGTTTTAATAACTAAATCTTCATATAATAAATATCTTATTTCTGATGCGGTTTCTTCTCTATCATGCTTTTTATCATGATCTTGGTCATGAAGACTGAAATCTTGGCATTTCCCCTTATAATTCATACCATCAACAACTATAACCTCATCAGCAAAATCCAAATAGTTTTCTAAAGCTTCTTTCCAAAAATACTGCTTATTTTCAGGATCGGAAAGTGTTGTAAAAATGTTAATTCGCATAATTCCTATTTCTTTTAATAGATTTATATAAAAATATTCCAATAATTATGAAAGTTATTATAGGCGAAAACCAATAAGGAAAATTCTGTCCATTACCTTCCAGAATCATAATTAAACCAAGAAATAATATCGCCCACATAGCTCCATTTTTAAGATAAGCAAACTGTTTTAATAAACTAATATTATAAATCGTCAACTGTCTGACTACAATCGCACCTATTCCATTTCCAATTAATATTAAAGGTATTGAAAGAGTAAAAGCGAATGCTCCTATTACGCCATCTATTGAGAAAAAAGCGTCTAAAATTTCTAAATAAACTATTCTTCCGGTATCATTATCTATATTGAATCTTTTATTAACTTTATTCTTTAAAAATTCATAATATTTGTGTTTCTCAATAATCCATCTTGCAAATAATAATACTAAAAATACTCCACCTATTATCAAAATTTTTGATTGTAGTGTATAAATCAGTATAAACGGTAACACTCCCCTCACCACAAATACTGCAATAAATATTCCCCAAGTCAGAAACCATTTTCTTGCTTTAGGTTGCATTTTAGTCAAGACATCGGCATTAATAATAGCATTATCTATGCTGGTAACAATCTCAAATATGATTAAACCCACTACGATAAGAATTATATTCATTTGACTGCCTCCACGATAAACCCGATGACTTCGTGATCTGGCGAACCTTTTAATGGATGCATTTTCTCTAACATATAAAAATCAGATAAAACATCCGGATATTTCGCCACTCTCTTATGTAAAGCACACAAAGTCAAACCTGCTTCTTCAATCAATTTTTGAATCCCCTTCAGGGTATATCTCATATAATCAATGTCTCCTGGCGAGTGATAAGGGTAAATAAATGGCCCAGAACAGATTAACACTCCGCCTGGCTTTAAAAGTTTCGTTATATTTTGAAAAGCAGTCATTGGATCGTATAAATATTCTGCGACTTCTAACATAAATATCTGGTCAAAGTAGTTATGGTAATCTTTTAACTCTAACGATTCCTCGATATCTTTATTCATATCCCAGAATAAATCTGGTTGTTTCCAATCTTTGCAGTATTTGGCTTCTGCATTATTATCTAAAATCAGATATTCGTCAACTTTAAATGATTTTACTTTGTCTTTCACAGAACCTGCCGATCCTCCAATATCAAGCACTTTGCCAGTCTTTACTTCTGATTTAGCCAGATACTCGTTCAGCTGGTTTTTGTAATAACTCATAAAACTCCTCGTGATATTCTTTTACCATTCTCTCCGCCGATAAATCTTTGCAATCCATTATTTCAGGCGAACCGCCAGTAGTTAGTTCGTAAGTTGGAACTAATCGCATTCCGCTTTCCAGTGCCTCAATTAAAGTATTACTACACGCATCCCCAAATGCCGTGAAAAGTAAATAACTCGCATCTTGATAAATCTGTGCCATTGTTTCCTGATTGCTGATAACACCTAAATACTTCCAGTTTTCGTTATTGAAAAAATCAAAATTATATTCTAAATTCTCTTTACTAAATTTTCCTATTATCCATAGTTGAGCATTGGGGTTTTTTCTTTGGATCATCTGATATTCATACCACGCTCGATGCCAGCCTTTCTGGTCATCACGGGAACTGCGGGAATAAAGATATACATTATCTAATCTTTGCTTTGGCGGTTTAAAAATTGATTGGTCAACCCCGTTTAAAATAACGGGACCATCTTTTTCAGTAAAAGGTTTCAAATAGTCCCGAGCCCACTGCGACTGGTAAATCACCAGATCAGCAAGCCCAGAATACTTTTTCATTCTCGGCATTCCTGTTCCCCGATTATTGGAATTTTTTAAAGCGTTGTCAATACGGAGTATAATTTTCGCTCCATTGGCTTTGGCTCTTTCGGGTTCGTATTTATCTTCAACTTGGCTACTACCAGCAATAAAATAAATTTCCGCTTTCATTGGGTCGTCAACGAACTCCGCCCATTTAGCGAACTTGGCGAAGGTATGGCTGAATTGCCAACCCCCTCCAAATACTCCTTGTCTGAAAAGTTGTGGGATGTAGATTTTCAATTAAAAATCCTTTCTACTAAACCCATTACTTTATCCCAGTGTGTCAGCATATAAATAACCAAAGCTAATCCAAATAATTCTAATGCACAACCTAAACAACTACATCCACAATTTTCACCTTCTATTTTCATAATTTACTCCTCATATAGTATAAAAACTCCTCTAAATTATCCCATTCGCTATATTTACTAATTTCCCATCCGTGCGACCACAAATGGTAATAATCACCTTCCCCATTCATCACCTTATCAAATAACTTCTTCGCTTCATCAAACCAAGTCGTGCCTACATATTCTTTTCTTATCGGGCAGATATGGGCTGAAGTGTCAAGCCGAAATGGATTATCCGGCTTCTCAATACAACCCACAACCGTCGTTCTTGCTTCATTAAAACCTGCCCCTTTAACATATCTGATTTCCCGATTACCATATCGTCCTCTTGGATAACAGAATGATTTAATTGTCCGTTTACAAATCTTTTCCAATAAAGTCTTTGATTCTTCAATTTCATATTTCACCTGCCAACCACTTAATTCTTTTAAATCTTGCGGATGATTGACTGTATGAGCACCGATCTCAAAATCTTTTGCTAAATACCTAATCAAATCCTTTTGAAATGGCATACAATAAAAAGTTACAACTTTCCCGAATCCGTATTTTTTCAATAACTTTGCTAATTGCATATCGTCACTATCATTTTCATCTCTTCCGGCATCATCAAAACTTAATCTTATTTCTGGCTTATACATTTCAATCCTTCTTTTAAAGATATCTCTGGTTTAAAGCTGAGTAGTTTCTGACACAAAGTATTATCAGCTTGAGTATTTTTTGGTTCTTTTCTCGCTGGCAGAAACTTTTTAGGATAATCTTTGCCACCAATTAAATCGGCAACTTCTAAAATAGAATAATTTTTCCCATAACCGATATTTATAACTTCACCTTTACCTACATTTTGCGACATACCCGCCTTAATATTTGCCTCGGTAATGTCATCGATATAAGTAAAATCACGCCTTTGAAACCCATCTCCAACGATTGTAATTGGTTTCTTTTGTGTTACTTGTCCTAAAAATACTCCAATTACAGTCGCATAAGCACCATCAATTAAATCAGTCTGTCTTTTTCCGTAAACATTGAAGTAACGCAAAGACACAGTTTCCACGCCGTAATAATCCGCCCAGAGTTTCATATTTAATTCTCCTACATACTTTGTCAGAGCATAAGGAGATTTAGGATTCGGGATCATCGTTTCTTTTAAAGGCATCTTATCTTGATCACCATAAGCGGAACTCGAAGCGGAATAGACCACCCTCTTGACTTTGTTCTCCTTCGCCGCCCATAAGACATTAAGCGTCCCACCGATATTATTGTCCGAGTAAAATAAAGGATCGGTAAAAGAGGGTTGAACCCTCGCTTTGGCGGCGGTGTGGAAGACTACATCAATCCCTTTAAATTTGTCCATTAGTAAATCTAAATCCCTAATATCACCATTAATAAAAATTATGTCAGCAATAGATTTCTCTAAATTTTTAAACTTGCCTGTCGAAAGATTATCAATCACAGTCACTTCATGGCCATCTTTGATTAATCTATCAACAATATGACTCCCTATAAAACCCGATCCGCCCGTAACTAAAGTTTTCATTTTTCCCAGTCCTTGTTTTTTCTATATTTAAGATTTAATTTCCAAACACTCTTGAAATAATTCGCTTCATCTTTTAAACCTTGATCCTTAAGCCACCAGATAAAAGCGTTTAGATCTTTAGGAAAACAAGTTCCGCCGAAACCAAAATCTCCGTCGTGTCCCGGCACTTGGTAGTGAGAATTACCTATTCTCTGATCCGCCAAAAAACACTTAACCGCCATATCCCAATCTATATTTGCACCCAAATTACTTTCATTGAATTTGTCAACTGCTTTTCTAATAACATTCATAAAGATGACTTTATTGGCAAAAAAAGTATTACACATGTATTTAACAAATTCGGCTGTTTCCCAATCAGTTTTGAAAATCGGTGTATGTTCGAATCTCGGTCGGTAAACTTCTTTCTCAATCTTATTTACGATCTCCTTTTCCCCGCCGAGTATGATCCGAGCCGTGTTAATAAAGTCTAACTTGTGATTCCTTTCGGTTAAGAATTCGGGATTAAAGACAAATTTGAGATAGGAATACTTCTGTTGATATCTTCGAGTCGTGCCGGGGATGATTGTTGACTTAATGATAATAACCGGATGACGAGTTATCGGAATGGTTTTAGCCAGATTATCAATTACCGCACTCAGAGTCTTGAGATTTATTTCGCCATTTTTCTTCATCGGTGTTGGCACGGATACAAAAATATAGTCACTTGTTTCGACTACATCTTTGATCGTATCCAATTCAGGATACTTTGGATCATAGATTTTAACTTCGTGAGTTAGACCAAAACCAAACTCAATCGCTTTACCTACCATTCCAAAGCCAATTATTCCGATTCTTGTCATCTCTTCTCCTTTACTTTTATTATTTTATAAAAACTTTATATGTTCTCAAACAGTCTAAAAATTCTTTTTGGTGGGCTCTCTTTAAGATTCTTTTCTCGTAGGGTGTTAAATCAAACCAGTCATTAGTAATACCGACATAACTTTCAAAGGCTTCTAATAATTTACAGAATGTTTTACGGTTCATTGGTGTCTTTTTAATCTTTAAGGTTAGTTAAAAGTTTATTTAGAATATCCACCCCGATCATAAGTACTATAACTACCACAAATTTGTTCCACGCCATCAGTAATGCAATTACCTTCTTTTTTTAGTGAATTAAGATTATCGGTAACTATACAAACTGAATTAAATCCTGACGAGCAAACAGCATATTTATAGGTAGTACATCCCGAAAAAACTAATCCGCTAACAATTAAACCAATAACTAACATAATCTTTCCCATCTTTCTCTCCTCTCTCTCTAATTAAGTTTTTAAAGACTTAAACTTTTTAAACATTTTTTCAACCAACCCTTTGGCAATTTTCCTTTTTGCTCTTGGCTTCTTCCAATCCACTTATACCACCAAATTTTTACATTAGTTGGCTTATAAAGAAAATTTGGTAATCTTTCGCTTTCAGAGTATTTAACACCCATAGAATCTCTAACCAGTTGAGGCATAGCCCCAATCCCCGCACACCAACCGCAATCCTCTTTTTCACACCAACAGAAGCGGTGCATCATAAAAGTTTTGTTCTCATAATTATGCCCATAACCATTTTCGCCACCCAAACCATAACCTCCACTTTCACCAGTTTTATTGCTTATGGCTTCGGTTAAAGCCACCAATCCTAATTCAGTATTCGTTCCAGCACCTTTGGGGATAACAATTTCTATCTTCATTCCTCTTTTCCTTTCTTCTTAAACGCTCAATTGGGCTGGGGCGAAAATAGTCTGCACTTTTCTGTGCGGTATACATCAAGTTTCGCAACTTGGCACACCACTATCCCAGCCCATAAAATGTTTAAGGAGTTGTTCTGACATATTTAACTTCTTTAAAACTTGTCTTTTTCAGTTTGTATAAAGGTTCTGTCCCTTGCGTTCCAGAAGAATTTAGATAATCTTCTAACCTTATTTCTTTTATCTCTTTCTTACACTTCGGACATTGCATCATCTTCACTATCCTTTCTCGCCTGTTCATCACAGTTAAATTCACAATGCTGGTGTAATTTATTTTGGCAATTACCGCATTGACAGTCGCAAGTTCCACTAAATCTACTCATTTCTTACCTCCTAATATTTGTTAAAGGGTTATTAAAAATACCGCCAAACCAATAAAAACAGATATGATGATAATTTCCTTATAAACCTTTCCCGCATTGCCTACTAAAAATATACTTATCACGAGCATAGAAATAATAAGCGAGAATATTCCCCAACCGACAGCGTGTAAATAATTCACCCCAATCCTTTCTTTAGTTGGTGCTATTGTCCGTTTAATCTTTTAACCAAAGAAACGGTGTACCTGTCATTGGCAGATAAATTAAAACGGTTCAGTTTGTTGTCGTCTAACTTGGCAAGCGATTCAAAGTATTCACCGATAGAGCCTCTAAAGTTGACTTTATATTTTACATATAACTCATCGTTCATCACTTCAATCCTTTCTTTATTTGTTGCTTATAGTTATTTGGCGGTAATCTTTTTTCTTTCAAGTATTCATCGTAAAATCTGTCCATATTCTTGTTTATCCATATGGCAAAAGGTAACCCATATATAGCACAAGCACGAAATACTACTCTGTAAATTTCCTCATCAAATTTTGGGTCTTTTATCTCTATCTTCACTTCAATCCTTTCTTTAGTTGGTGCTATTATCTACTAAAATGTATAAACAAAAATGCTGGTTCTACTAATACCCCCAAAAAAGCCATACTATAATCTTCAAAGTCTAACGATTTCCAATTTTTATACCATCGTCTTTTAATTAGCCAGATATTCAAAGCCCATAAGATTAAAAAAACTACTACAATCTTTAGAAATATGCTCACTTCAATCCTTTCTTTAGTTGGTGCTTATAGTTAGAGACTTCACTCATATAATCACTTCCTGCCTTTGCTGTTTCAAAAATATCTAAACCTTCTTTGTGTTTGTATTCAGGTATTCCATCAACTATTGCCTTGATTAAAGACATAATTTCTTTGGTGGCTTGACGATAATGAACACCATTCTTTACTAAACAAAACGCTTCTTTATCCAATATACTTTTTGCTTTCTTTTCAATCGTTATGTTTTTCATTTAGATCCTTTCTAAAACCTGTTGCTTATAGTTAGAGACTTCTTGGGCTTTAGCGTTGTAACCTTGAACATCTTTACCATCTTGCTCTTTACCAGAAAGATATTTAATAGCTCTCCTTAATGCTTTTGGAGATCTTAACTTCTCACTCGGTATTCCCTCAACTATTGCCTTGATTTGGGAGCGGTAGAAGGATTTGATTCGTCTGGCAATTTTTGGTGAAAGCCTAACTATTTGCCCGTGTAGTTCCATTTCTATTGGGTCAGGCAAAATAAATCTTTCATCAAACTCTTTCTCAATACTTTCAATCGTTATGTTTTTCATTTAGTCCTTTCTATCTGGCTAAAAAGTTAGATATTTCCTCAATTTGTTGTCTACCCCTCAGGTCGCCCTTAGTCGGGTCTAAAACATTTTCCAACACCTTCACAAACTCCTTCTTCTGTTCGGCTAACTCTTCGTCCATCGCTTTGTGCGTTGCCTCGTCCGCTCCGTCTTGAGCGTCGGCGTAGGCTTGGTTTATTTTCTTTTCGCAGTATTTGTTCAGTTTGTCATTTTGTTCGGCTAAAAGTTGGGTGATTAA